ATCGTCACGAGTTTTGCGATTGAAATACATACGATGAACAATGATGCGTTTGAGTTTTTCAATTTCGTAATTTTCAAATCCTTGATGGTCGCCCCACACACTGCTAGCTGCATGACTGGACATGTAGTCCAATGTTGGTATCATATAACGCTCTACCATGTCTGCATCACAATACTGAGCATCCAAATACTCTGGATGACGTAGATATGGTATATCAATACCCGCTATGACGTGGTGTTGGGGATTGGCCTCGCGCCGTGCGCCATAGCTGCCAGGAACCAATTCAAAGCCTGTGTTTTCTTCTAGATGAACACTAGAGTTATTGGGATTATACTGGACTTTCATTTCATGCAACCATTCCAACATCTCCTTCATGCTGGTAACACTAAAGATGTTGTATGCTGCCATGACCACGCATCGCACATTGCCTAGCTGTAGTATTTGCTCGTAACGTCTGCGTAGCAATTCAAAGTCCAAGCCTGTCCTCGCGTATTCTGCACGCTCTCCCCAGCCCTCAATGCTGGTATAGATTGTGATTTTTTTGACGCGGTTACCAGTTCGCAACACGCTGAGACGCTCGATGAAGCGGTCCCACAATTTTTCCGGCACACTGAAGTTTGAGTTGATTGAAAACTCCATCTCAGGGTTTGGGTTTTCAATCAACCAGTCCATGCTCTTGAATGTTTCCTTGCTCATGAGTGGCTCACCACCAGTAATACGGTAGTGCTTGAGATGGGGCAATGCATCTGGAAACCATCTCCAAAATGCGTCAATGTAGGGATTAAACTCTCTATGCTTGTAATTGAGGGTGTCTAAATCCTGATATCCTTGCGCCCATTGTTCTTTATCCGTTCCTTCTAGCAGTTTGACTGGTCCTTGTGACTTGAGTTCTTCAACCCATTTACTGCTAAACTCTGGACCGCAATAGGTGCACTTCATATTGCATACATTGCTAAAGCTTACTTCCAGGTAGCTGGGGTAGATATCTTCATCACCAGTGCTTGCTGCTACTGTATCATGATCTGGCAACGCCCAGGGCTCAAGACTTTTGAAATAGCGATCACTCATGCCGCCATCGTCTTCAACGCGCCAACAATAATCACACTCGCTGGGTTTTTCATCATTGAGCATTTGTCGTCGAGCAGTTTTGAGTTCTGGTGTATTGAATAACTGATTGGGATCAGCTTGAACTGCTTCGGGATCAATGCGATGTGGAGTAGGGTGATGACAACTGTGTGTCATACCCGTGCCCAAATGAAGCGTTACCTGTTTGAACTTGGCAAGGCAGAATCCACAACCTGTTTTGTTTAGCAAGTTGCGAACGTTATCAATGTTATTTTCGTTGTTAGCAATTAGGCCGCTAGGTTCACGTTCCCAATTGACATCATTTATCTTTGTCATTAATCGCCAATTTCATTTCGAACTACTGTCTCTCGTGTCATGGGTGCGACACGAGCAGGATTTACATATACAGTCTTGAAAAAGCGACTTGATTGTTTATCCATGTCAGCAATCTCAATCCCAAGATCGTCTCGTAAACGTTGTCCTAGGCTCATTGTTTCTGTCAGCAGTTGGCGCGAATCATGTTTATATCCGGTCCGGTCACAAATAACAATATCTTTTGTCATGTCTGTTGCTGCAAAACGTGGGGCAACTGATTCTCGCCAAAAATTGTTTAACCATTCAAAGTCACGAACGGCGCGCCAATCCCATTCGTCGCGTTGTAAATTGGTCATTACTGTGCCAAGTCGTGCACCATAAATGGCCCAAAGCCCGTTGTGCGCATCAGCACCCACTGTTTGCCAGACTAGTAGCCGCTGATAGTTCTTGCGATGCCCGCGCTTGACTTGTGCACGGTCAACAACATCTCCGTTGTCCAGTGTCATTTTTACTCCCTCACGGAAGCCTGCTCGCCATGCCTGTAATGGACTGGCATTATTATAGACGTGACTGTAAACATTATTCATTTGAACATAGTTGATGTTCCAGCAAAAGTCAACCTGTGCTCGCTTGTCATTTTCTGGTGCTGCTTCGTGCGTTCTCATGTTGTTAATAACATGGCGGGGCCAGCATTTGATGCCGCCATTTCCGTAAACTAGCCCGTTGATTTCGTTTTTTGCTGCCCAGCTGATAACATCGCTGCGATCAACTTCATCCAAATCTATTTCGAGATTGAAGAACTCTGGATCTACAATGTTATCAGCATCAACGGTGATGATGCGATCTGTCTCGCACATGGCTGCGGCTGCTTTGTGTGCTGCGTCGCTTCCATACACTCCGTGACTGCGCAAGGCCCATGGACATTTTTCTAGCAAATCATTATAATTGTCATCAGCATTTGGTTCATCGTAGCTAATAAAAACGATATCGAATTGATTAATTGGCGTGAGATTCATTCGATTTTCCTTTTCTAACTTTTAGTAGCGGATTGTGATACATTATCTGCACTTTATCCAAGTCAAATTCTACTTGGAATCGTTCCGCTTGACCCATTCTCAATTCACTTATGTCCACTTCGAATTGATCATAGTATTGGTCTGGTGTATTTCCAACCACATAGAAATTCATCATGCGTTGCCATAACTGCACATCATCCAGTTGTTCAGAACTGACATTGCTGGTTACTGTGACTATATCGTCCTCTTGTTCAAACACAATGTGAGCATCTGATGTTGAGGATGCAACCTGCCAGCGGCGGGCGGTAGCTGCGAGGCGATCTTCGTCAAGGACTTCTACGTATGTATCATCTAAAATCTTATAGTAGTAATTACGAAACACACGCCGCGTCATTATATCAATGTCACGTATATCTGTATGAGGCAATAGATGTTCTATATTAAACGCTAATAGGCGATCATTGATTAAAGTCGCAGCGTCGATTTCAATTACTTCAAGAAGGTAATCAGGACGATTGCGCTTGACAAGATAAAACTCAAAAGTAACAGGCCTATTGAGATGTATCTCTCGTTGCATATTGTGCGCAACCATCTTGCGAATTTTTTCACGGTTGATATCAAATACCAAACGTTTATTTTGCATGTAGAGACGGGCGCGTATATCCCATTCTCTCATGCGTTGATGCGGTAAAAGAAAGAGGTCGTTTTCTTTTTCACGCAGGCGCAGTATTTCACTTTTGCTGATTAGTTTTCTGTCATCACTACTATCCAAACTAACCACGTAATGACTTTCACTGGCGCGGCCACGAATAATTTCTCTTACAGTTTCTTCACGGGTAACAACAAATGGCTGCGGATTGTCAGGCTGTGGACTGCAACCCAAAGTATAGATCTCTCCTGTCCAGTCGTTGTAATAGACATAGTAGTTAGGAGTTGATCTTTTTCTTGGTTTTGCGGTAACGGGCATCTAGTGCTTCAATTGTTTCTTGTTTTAAGAAGTCCGGATCACCATAGTGAAACAAACCGTGTTGATTGTGGTTATTAATTTTAATAGTAGGATCATCAGTAACCCATACGTCTAGACGATCTAACCAAATATTTTCATCACTATCCGGATCAAATAGGAAATTGATTTCGAGATCTGTATAATCAAATTGATTGGACCAAAAATATTGCTCACCTATTAAGTGTGCAACGATATTTACCATGAGAGTGTAATCAAAATCATCAACACGATAATCTTTAATGTATTCACGATAGATATCGCGCCATCCCTTGAATACAGGGTCAGCCATTTTAAAAAATTCACTGGAACGAAGATCTTTACTGAAATAAATGAGATCCGCCTTAAATGCGGGTAATTCACTTCGTGTTTGTGCAACAAATCTTTCACTATCAAAAGCAAGGTCACCACGAAAATCTCGTGCTGTGCCAAATACAATGTCCTCGTTCCGGTCACTGACCGACCAGAGACTTGACATATTATCAAGAGCAAGACTGCATCTATCTATGTATATGGTTTGTTCAAACGGAGTGCAATAAAAAACCTGCCAAAAATCAATCAAAATGTCATGGTGATTGGGTTCGCTGCGACCGAACGGCAACTCAACAATGTAGTCAAATCCGTTTTCAAGTCTCTTTGGCACTTGGTTAAAGTCAGCAACCACAACGCAAGTTTCACGTTCAGGATCTGCTAACTTGAGGCTGAGGCTGAGAGCATATGCGCACTCAAGATTATCGCTCTTGTCCTCATCATCCACTCCCATGAAGATATAACCCTTCACTGTGAAACCTCACAATAGACGTTTGGACCAGTTAATCCACCGATGCAGCCATCACGTGCATCGTATATATAAAACCCCAACGCAATAATTAGACCCAGAACTATACCAGTAAGAAAATTATTCATCAAGTGCCTCCATTATATCGTCAAAATTTCTCTCAATTGCTCGTTTATTCATGACATGGACATTTTCACCTTTAATCAAAGTCGGTGTATCTTCCCAGTTCTGTTCTCGATCATTTATCAAATAAACCCATTCATCAGCACCGTTGATTTTGACAATATTATCTTTCTGACTCATGTTGATCAGGGGCATGGAAAAGTCTTCGATCAACTCACCCTGTCCCATTCCATTCATTATGTGCGTTGCGATACTAACTGCATAATCTGTGCGATACATACTTCCTGTAAAACCATAAAGGAACCGATAGAAATCATAATTGTCAGCGACATGTCCCCAAATATCAAAAAACATTTGGCTTGTCGAGCTGTTTTTATCAAAATAAACCGCCGTGCTCCACAACTGCGGTATTCCCAAGCTGTTTAGCTCTTGATGACTGTGTGGTGGTGGCTGCCTGTCCAAACTTTCAGCACGATGAAAAAGTGTTACAGCACTGTCAGTGTCGAACACATAATCCAGACTAGAGTTTTGAATTACGTAGTCAATATCAATTAGCAATGTGCGATCATAAGGTGTATAATCAATGACACGATGCTTGTTGCCATTTTTAAACTCACTGACAAATTTATAATAAGGCGAATCGTAGTGAGTGCGTTCGTTCCAACGTTCGCTGGGCTCTATCAATACAATATCATCAAATGCATGTTCATATTGACTAAAGGGACTGCGACGGAACCAATCCCAAGTGCCTGTGTTTGTAATTAAACACACTTCACGATTGGGCATATGCCGCTTGACATATCTGCCAGCGACTGTCGCTAATTTTAGGTAATCAATTTGCTCAGTGTTGTATGCAAAGAACGCGACGCCTGTGGTCTCGGTCATTACCACTCCATGGCTTTTTTAACGTCACGCGCCTTTGCAAGTTTTTGATATTCAGTTTGGTATTCGTTTGTAGCTTCAAAGTATGTATTGAAGAGTTTGTCACGAAATGCTGAAAGATCGTTGATTTGAATCGGGCGTGATTTTTGATCTATGAGGACAGCATCTTTGTGTCCTTGTGAGATCAGTGCCTCAACAAAACTAATAGTGGCCTGATCAGCAAGAAACATGCCATTGTCTTGGTGAACAACTTGCATGGTTTCAAAACGGCGCAGCAACGCCTTGCGACGATTTTCGATTGTCGCACGATATTTCGAGAAGGCGAGCGCCTTTTCTAAACGTTCGTCCATGTGGGATCCTTTATATACTGTCTCAGTATAACAAGATTTTCTTAGATGTCAATGGGTTATAGCGAGATTGTGTCGTAGTAGACTTCGCTGATCCAAACCGCGCCGCCGCCGTTGTTACGTATGCTGCCATATTTGACAATAACGCGATTAACAGGCACAGTAACACTGATTAGCAAGCTATTGCTTGCGTTGCTTGCGTTTGAACTAAAGTTTGTATTTGATGTCGCAACATTATCAACAATTGTGAGGTTACTGCCACCTGTAAGGGTGGGCGTAACACTGTTACCTTCTGCATCAAATGCTGTGACTGTAATTTGTTCTTGTCGTCCGCTTATAGCTTGGTCGATGTCATTAACTCGCATTAAGAAGTTTTCAACTTCTGGTGGTGCAAGACGGCCCGGCGTGGCCGCGAAACGAAATTCTATTTGTCCTACATCACCTGCTGGTGATCCAGCATCCCCTACTCTCAAGCTTGGCGTTGCACTAAATGGCTCACCACCCGCAACATAGTTTGTGGTCGAAGTGTCAATTTCAAAAATACAACCTGGATTGAGAATTGTGCATTCAACAATCATTTTCATGTCGCCATTCACAAACTCAAATCCGTCTTCAACACTATCGCCATCCGCGCCAACATCTGACCATGTAAATCCATCTTGTGCTGGTGTTATGGATGTGCCATCAACAATCCAATCTACCAAACCTGTTACATCAGGAGTAAAATCAGTTACAGAGAAGATGGCTGTATTATTAGTGACAACATCAGCAAGAGTATATCCAGCTAGGAACGACGTTGTTCCTTCAACATACTGATCAAACTCAGTATCGTCAAGTTCTACACGAACATCGATACTGATTTGTCCAGTGGCAGGAGCATCTTCTAGAATACGAGCACTAAACACGGCTTGAAGACTGTCATAACTCGCATATTCTTCAAAACCGCCTTCAATATTCTTTGGAGCACTAGGACTACCACTAGTAAATACAGTCTGATATCCACCAGTTAATTCATAGGCTCCGATATTAACACCTGTTCCATTTACACCAGTTTGTGTTGTTTGTTCATAATTGAGGACAACCGTGCCAATGTCTTCAATGACCTGACTCCAGTTAGCATAACCTTGATTTGAATCATCACCAGTCATTTCAAGAGAAATACGTATCGCATTGCCAGAATTGAAAAAATAACGCATTTCATTATAGTTGTCCCATGTATAACGAGCTATTCCTGTTAGTTTGGTAGTCCAGGGGTCTGTTCTATCAAACGCAATAACTGAACGTGTGATAGTTGCCACGTCGTTATCCCAATATTGGGTGCCTGAATCAATATCATTGTCAATGGTTGTGAGAATGGTTGCTTTGTCTTGATGGTCAATGATTTCTCCCGACGCAACTCGACTCAGTGATGTTGGACCTGTTGTTCGAGTTTCCATGATATTGACTTTGTCAATAAGGTTATTGACATTGGCTTCAAGGTATGCTTGTAGCGTCTGTTCATCTGATCGAACAATATCTCCCTCAGTTGCCGGATATACGCTAGCTTGTTGCCCCCAACCATAACGATGGGTAGTCCTATTGAATACTTGAATTTGTGTTGTATCTGGAACCGCACTGGAAATTCTAACCTGTGATGTGCTAAGAACTGTATAGTCATCATCACGTATAAGGGTTTCATTGTCCAATGTGACAACAATAAAATCATCAACACTATCCATGGGAGCGTCGAGGTTTACAATATAGAGTGGTGAGGTATCACCACCTGCAATTACTTCATCTGCTAGCTTATTTGAACTATTATAGATCAGTGATGATGTATTATCACTGAACAGTCTATTGACCTCCAACGCAATTTCGTTGTAGTCTTCAATTTCAATCAAGCCGCCAGTTTCGAGTGCCACGTTATTTTGTTCCTACTACTACCTCAACAATGCCTGGTTCATCATTGATTTTATCTTCTAGTGCGCGTCCAATAACAAAATGCCAGTCAATTCCTGCTTCGCTGCCTGCTGACATAGCATGTCCAGGAGTTGCACTTGTTACTAGGCGTTCGCCTTTACTTACCTTACCGACAACACGAACTGGAACACGACCACTCAACGCTACAAATGGGTGAGTCTCTTGTGTTCCTGCTCCTGTATTCATACCAAATGCTGGTTTATCTGAAACGATTCCAAATACATCTGAGCAATATTCTTTGGTGGTCTGTGTGACTTCATTTGATCCGCCAATCTTTACTACTATTCCATATTCATATGGCATGTCTGCATGATAACGTTCTGCAAGGTCAGCATACTGCGCTGTGGTTGCTGTTCCGTTGAATACATAACTATCAGCAGTATTGAGGTTAATACCTTGTGAAATACTTGGGAATTGTGTTATGAGTAGCGTAACTCCGTCTTCCAGATATTCTGGATTTGTTACGCTTCCAGGAACCCAATCAGCGGAATCACTTGAAGTAATGCTGACAATTTCACCACCAACAATGACTTCAATTGTTGAATGTGACGTACCGTCATCTTCAAGGCGCGTTCTCGTAACGATACGAGTCTGACCTGCGACATCTGTCACAGTGGTCCAGTTACCGTTATAATAAAGATACAACACTCCGGTGTCGCTGTCTAGCCAAAAATGACCATCTGTCTCACCAACCGTGTTCGGTGCCGATCCTTGAACAGTCATGCTTGCGATTGATTTCCAATTGCCACTGTTGGCAACGGTATCATCAAAATATTTCAGCTCGTTAGTTGATGAGTCATACCAAAGCTGTCCTTCTACTGGTTTACTTGGCGCGGAACCATTCGCGAAGTTCTCCAGCAATCTCAAAAAGTCTTCAGCAATAACTTCCCCATAATTCTTGTAGCCTTGACCCACAAAACCAATATTGGTTGTGGTGTTCACTGCACTGTTACTAACTGTAATTGGGGTTTTGGTTCCGTCTGAATAATCTACTGTATATGCCATTTATATGTCCTACGTTGATATTCTAACAGTGTAGACTACTTGAATTTTTCTATTCGCTGATTTTTGAACAGGGTGAAAAATTAAATGAGTTAGCAATCTACCTTGTTGCGACACTAGACCAATTTCATCAAAAACATAATCGCCCTCTTGGTCGGCTGTGTCATCGAGAGGATCCTGTCCTACAGGTTCCGCATAATCTAATGTGCATGTTACGACCACATCACTGTATGTCGTACCGCCCGTGTGTATCACGTTCGTATTATTTTCTACATCATCATCAACAGTTGAGTTGACATTCTTGATGTATGTTTGGTTATATAATTCGTCAACAACGCTGGTAATATTTACTGCATTATACGTGATATTGCCGCTTCCGTCAACAATAACACCACCATTACCAAAAGCCATTGACTGGATAAAACCAAGAAATCCATTTACTCCTGTTGTATTACTTAGCGCACTCGCAATAGCATAGCTCATGTTTTCACGATGGATTGCGTTGCGACGGTTTAACAAAACTTCGCCTGTGTCAAAATCACGTATGAGAACGTGTCCTTCAACATGTAACTTTAGTTGATCCATTAAGCAACTGCTCCAATATCACCTGTTGCATACCATTCATCTGTTGCGACTTTGTATAGTCGAACTTCATCCCATTGTGCTGAGACATCTCCGCTACCTGCACTTACACCGTTCAATGTGACGCCAGTATCACCTGTGATACTAGTGGTTCCGGCGCCAATTTGAATGACACGTATCATTGTTCCTATTGGGAATGCCACGCTAGCATTTGCAGGAATAGTCAAGGTATTTGCTGATCCACTACTCATAGTGCGGACGGTGCCGCGATCAGCCAATACAAGTGTATATGATGCAGTAGCATCATCTGTGATTGTCCAATCATATTTCACTGAGCCAGTTACATCAACATCAGCACCAATGGAAACGTCAGTGGAGTCCGATTGGATAATGGTTGAGCCATCGATATTGAGAAGAAATCTTGAGCTACCAATCAATGTGCCTGGATCAACATCAATAATAAAATCTGCATCAGTTGCCGTTAGATTGGTCGTTCCTGTTCCACTATTGGTGCTGGTCATTATTAAATCTGGCGCTGTTCCGCTAATATCAAAACTATTAGCATTTTCAAGAACAAGATCGGTATTATCATATGTAAGATTAGCATAACCGCCCAGTGTTTGTCCACTATTTGACCAGACAGCAAATTGATCATCGCTAACTGATCCGCTTCGCACAACATTTGAACCTGAATAGACATAATATGAATTTGTAATTCCAGACCACACAACTGTTGCGTGACTAAAGTATTGGCTTGGACAAATTTCAATCAAGCTTTCATTTGAGCCTGATTCAGTCAGTCCGTTTATGCTAACACCCACTGCACCAATAATCTGCATGGACTGATTTGCAACTTTGATAAATGTTGTAACCAATCTTGGGCCGACACTCTCCAATGCTGATGTTAAAGGCAATGTCCAAATAACACTGCCAGTGGCGCCTCGGTTAGTAACAAATGAATTGTTATCATTGGGTCCTAGTGTTCTTGTAGATGTATCATTTGTAATGTTGTTATTGTCAATTCGGATATTGGTGGTGGTTCCATTTTGACTAATAGCTAAACCATCACCAATACTGAAGTTGAGGCCTGTTGCGTCCCAACCAGATGCGGCGCCGCCACCCACTGGTGTTTGAGTAATAGCAATATCATCAATTGCACTTGGTGACAGACTGTCAACAGTATCACTAATAGCTACGATATCTTTACCATTTATATTACCACTAACAGTGATATCTCCAGTAACATCAAGGGTGCTGCCATCCCAGGTTAAATCTGATGATGATTCAATTTGTGTAGCTGTGCGCCACACAGCGATTCGATTGTCTGCAGGCGCGCCAAAAATACTAGCAAAGCCTGATGTATCAAATGTGAGCGGATCCCAATTTGCCGCGCCAGTTGAATTATCAACACAAATCCAAGTTGTTTCTAATGTTGAGTTGACCCAAATATCGCCAATTTCAAATACACCATTACCAGATGTATTGTTATCATCATCATTTACTGTTGGATTTGTTGTTTGGTTTGTTTTTTTAAATATAACACTGTCAGCCAAGTTATCCATCTGGAAACGAAGGTCACCAGCACCGATCTCGCCAGTGGTATTATCAGCGAAAAGCGATGTAGTGGATGATTTAAATGTGGTCTTGTCAACTTGTGTCATCGTGTTGTCCTCTATTCGTATATTTATACCATATTTCCGGCCTCGAAATTATCAATTTGGACTGGTCCTTCAAACCACACACCAACATCTCCACTGGAGTGATCTGTATCTATTCTTTGATAAACTTCTACACCGTTGACAAAAACTTTCAATGTGGTTCCTACAATTTCAAGAGAGCAAACATCTCCTGGACTAACACTGCCAGAATCACTAGAGTAAGTCCATAGGGCACCTTGGCCGAGGGCCGTCACTCTTAAAATCAAGACAAGATCACCCCCTTCTTCACGTAGTCCATAAAAGTTGTCTGTATCTGTAAACCGAGCAACGACTCCACCGAATTCTAGGAAACCTCCACTTGTAGCAACTTCAAATTCAACATATTGATCATTGTTTGGACTAATGCTGTTAACTGTTGCAATGTATTCATCTGCTGGAAAACCAGCCGGGGTTCCCTCTAATACATTACTAGAAATATTTGCATCATCATCAACAGTATTTTTTGTCCAGTCTGCACTTGTTTGTAATGTTTGGTTAGCGCGGTTAAAATTATCAGTAAATAGGACAGATCGTGTGGCGGCTCCGCCACCACCGCCAACATTTATATTAAGCAAGCCTGCTCTATGCAGAAAAATACTCATTATGCAACTGCTCCTATTGCACCTTGTACGACCCATTCGTCGGTTGCTCGTTTATACAATGTAACTCCTTCATAAGCATCGCCGGAAAAATCACCACTACCTGCGCTCACACCGTTTAGTGTAACACCCACATCACCAGTTAGGCTGATTGTGCTGGTAGCATCAAGGTTGGTAAAGTTAATGATTGTGCCCACAGGGAATGCCACGCTAGCATTGGTTGGAATAGTAATAGTCACTGCGCCGCCTGTTGAGTCTATTTCACGTATTGTACCTGCGTCAGCTAGTGCGAGTGTAAAGCTTGAAGATTCTGTTCCAAGTCCGACACTGTAAACAACGTTTCCTGATACGCTCACAGCACCTGTTATGTCAAGTGTGCTACCATCCCATGTAAAGTTTGTGTCACCTTCAATGGTGCCGTCACCAGTCCATACACCAATTTCGTTGTCCACTGGTGTGCCGACTTTTGAAACATCGCCGCCGCCTGCGGCTGCTTCAAGACTTATTAAGCCATTAGCGTTGTTATATGTCATCACATAATTATCTTGGCCAGCACCTACAGTCTGATCCACATCAAACTCATAGTTGCCTAGTATGACATTACCTGTTCCGTCGGGTGCAATTGTAATATCACCATTGCTTGTGCTAACAATTGAGTTAGAGTTAACATCAAGGTCGCCGCCAAGTTGCGGGGTTGTGTCATCAATTACATCTTGGAGAGCACTTGCTGCAAGAGCGCCGTCCGCAGCGACGTCTCGTCCATCAACCGTTCCGCTAACTGTTATATCACCAGTAATATCTAGAGCGGTTCCATCCCAAGTAACATTAGCTTCACCCTCAATTGTATCTGCTGCTGTCCAGACGGCCAATTGATTGTTGAGTGGCGTTCCAGAAGCATTTACAGATCCACCTGAAGAAGACAATGTCCCCCAAATAGCTGCGCCAGTGGAGTTATCTAGACATATGTAGGCAATGTTGGCTGTTTCATCTATCCAAATATTACCAACAAAAAACGAGCCATTACCTGATGAATTGTTACCATCATCATTAGCACTTGGTGCAGAGGTATTTCCTGTTGATTGAAATGCAAAACTATCTGATGTATTTTGAAAATGTGTTCTCACATCATTCGCACTAATTGCTCCTACTCCATTTGTTGGAAATAGGTTAGTGGTTTGGAAATCATATTCTACTTTTGTTTGTTGTGTCATTTTTATCCTTACTTTGCAACCCAGCCGGTGTTCCCGGTACCGCTCTCCTTGACGTAGAGGGTGGTGCCCGCACCTCCGTCGGTTCTGGTATATAGACTTCCTTGTGCCGCCGTGACAACGCTTTCTGGAGATCCGGTTCCACCGCTGATTGAAATAGTGTTACTTCCAGTTGCTGAATGGTAAAGGCGGCCCGCAAAGTATCCGTCGTTAAATCGAAAACTGCCTCGGGCAAGGTCCTGTGTGTTAGCAGTGCCTGTGCTTGGGCCAAAGTAAGAATCACGGATAACCATAGCTTGGGTGCCGTCTTCCCATTGAATTGTCAACAAATCAGCATCTACATTGTAATCGATAGAAGCACGATTCGCATCTAATTCATCACCAAAAGAAATTCGTGGTCTCAATGCGTTACTGATTGTTATTCCTTTTGCACCAGTGGGTGCAAAGAACTGAGCGACATCATCGTCAGATGAAAATGCCATGGTGTCTACCAGGCTAAGAGGACCAAATCGATTAATCACTGTTGTGTCATCTCTCATATGTCCGGCCAATTTGATATCTGTATCAATGACAGCATTTCCGCTGCATAAAAGTTGTCCTTCTAATTTCCATTCAGCCACACTGTCAAAAATTGGGGTACCTGTATCAACCGCGTCAAAAATCTCTACACGGAAATCTGTGATAGTAATAGTAGATGGTCCGTTACGATAGAAAACAGCAAGATCAGCATGATGACGATGATCACGATATCTAAATCCATCCAAAACTACATTGCCTGTGCCACGGAATTCAAAGCAATAATCAATTCCCGCTCCACCAAGAAAAGATTCAATATGGACGTCAAGATCAAGAGCAGCACAGCCTGCTGATCCATCAAGATCAATAACGATTGCGGCAGTATGACGAGCAGCAACAAAGCTTTTGTGCATTTCTAATTTTTGGCAGCCGGTTATATAAACAGCATCTCCTTGAAGATCTGCTCGGTGAATAAAACTTCCTCCAAGGAAACGGTTTTCATTTGTTGTTCCTGAAACACCAGCAACAGAGACGTGGTCTGATGTGTATGATGTATCATTTCCGTCAACAATTAATGCACGAGAGTCTGCTATAGCTGCATTATTAATCAATTCAGCCTGAATAAACACATTTTGTTCTGAACGATAATTCGTTAAACATGCGACACTGAAATCTCCATATATACGAAGGTTTTCAAAGGTATGGCGATCAGCAGAACCTGAGTCTTTGCGTCCAATCATTACGCCGCTTTTACATGTTCCAGTGGTTGTGATGTAAAGATTACGAACTACACACCAGCGGCTATCTAACATGTCAACAACAGCTTCGCCACTGGTTGCTGCATTAATACGTGTTCCTGTAAAGTCAAAAGTGGCACCAACAGAACCAAAACCAGTCATATTAAGACCAGTTCCACTAATTACATATATAGCGTTTGACCGCCCTCTTAAAACTGCTGAATTATCTCTATCAGTTCCTGTATCGATCAAATTTCTATAATAATCAATTGCTGCGTTCATTGCCGCAGTATCATCTGTAACACCATCTCCTCGCGCACCAAAATGCTCGTAAAAAATATCTCCAAATGGTAACAATCCATCAACACTTAAATCATTTGTTGCACTGTCTGATCCTGTTGCAGTATTATCAACTAGATAGAGAAGACTATCTATAGTGACAACTGTTCCATTATCAAGCGCGGCGGCTGCGGCCGCATTTGTAGAATTTCGAATTGTATATGTATTGAATTGTATGCTACTACCGTCCCCTAGTGCAGTATAGAGTTCGGTTGTCATGTTGTTTACTTTGATAAGCGCGTCGCGAAGTGGATCGCCTGTTCCGTCGTTCGCGGTTGTTCCTACCCCAATTGCTTGTCTTGCCATTATGAAATTGCTCCAATATCTCCGTCAGCAACCCATTGATCTGTTCCACCAGACGTCTTTCTCAATCTAACTACACCATATTGAGTCGAAACATCACCGCCGCCACCAGAAGTGCCGTTTAATCCAATAGAAGTGCCTGCTTGAACTGTGGTTGTTCCGGCTCCAGTTTGTATAATTTCACAATAAAACCCGTCTGGATAAACAAGCGCGTTACGGGTTGCTGTGCCGCCACTTGTATATGCCGTAAATCCGGTTCCGTCTATATCTGCACCAGTGCCTGAGTCTTGAAGACTGAATGTTGTTCCATCAAGAACTGTGATTGCGTATGTGTTGCCGTTCAATTCAGTCATGCCGCCTACACTTGAAATATCAACAGTGTCACCTGTTTCCAATTCAGTAGTATCTGATACTGTAATTACCACTGGATTGGCCTGTGTTGCGCCTGTTATGGAAAAATCTTTATCACCGAGTATTTCAATTGTATTAGCGCCAGCATTATTCATTTCATAACTATATCCGCTTTCTGTTGTGCGAATACGACGGAAGGTTCCTGTTGTCTCGGCCTGTGTTTGGGTTGCACCAAAAAGTGCTCCGGTTATTTCAAGACCAGTTGAGTTGAATAGTCCAATTTGTCCACCATCAACAAATACACCAACCGCACTGTTTGAATCAACATTTGTTGAATCTGCTTCAATACGCATGACTGACCCTTCAGGGCCAACATATGACGCTCCGCTGACATCTGTGTCATCAAAACGAATCTTGGGGAAGGTTGAACTAATGTGTAGATTAACTTGTGGGCTGGTTTCGCCGATACCAACATTGCCATTGACAACACGCATTACTTCAAGGTTATCAACTTCGTATGAAATATAACTGCCTGCCTCGACATCAGTAGGGTCAGCTTGCATTATGAGATTACCAGTTAATCCAGCAGAAATACTAGCAATGCCACCACTCACAGCATCTGTATCAGCTAGTGATAGCGTTGCAGTTGAATGAGCGATATTAAATACGCCGCCTGAAAATTCAAAGGCTCCACCGTCTTGGCTTTGGAAGCTAAAGTTTCCTGTGCCACGGTGTGCTATACGGGAGATTCCGTTTTCACCGCTGTTACGGATCATTCTCAGACCGAAATCAGTATATGTTGTATCACCAGCTAAATCAATGTATGCATTGCCGTCATCAGTTCTTCCAACACCAATCTGAACGGCAGTATCCCCTGTTGTAGTGGCTGAGTTGCCAACATTGAAAGACTGATTTCCGGTTCCGACACCCAATATATCAACATCGTTGTTTGCTGCATTAATGCGAAGGCGTGATGTTCCATCCACTCCAAGCAACAGGCTGGTTGTATCGGTTGTTTGTATTGTTGAATCAGCAATGCTGAATTCAATGCTATTTTGACTAATGCTTGTTCTTGTAGCTGTTGACTGTGTGATATCTAAACTGTCAAAGTCGCTTCCTGTTCTTTTCAGAGCAATGTATTTTCCGCTAGCACTTCCTGAATCTGTTACTGGAGCAATACGCAAATCTTCACCCGAACCCCAGAACCACCAACGCTGATTATCAGCTGCACCATCGCTCTCGACAATGTCGATAACTGGATTAGCGGATTCAAAAACAAATCGATTGGAATCAACTGATAACGTAGAACTTGCTTCAATAACTCCATCTGAATCCCAAAGAGCAATCTCACCACCACTTGGTGTTCCAGTTTTAGTAACAACTGATGGATCCGATAGAGCAAGCCAAACAGCGGCAGTATCAGTATTATCAGCACAGATATATGCTGCGTCGTTTGTTTCATCTATCCATATATCGCCTGGATCAAATGCTCCATTACCTGCGGTGCCAGTCGAGTCATCGTTGACACTGGGTGCTGAATTCTGGCCTGTTGCCATGAATGGCGATGAATCAGCAATATTATCCATCTGAGCTCGCAAGTCCTGAGGAGAAATCAATCCCGTTGTGTTGTCAGGATAGAGTGTGGATGTATTAGATAAAAATGTTGTTCTATCAACTTGTGCCATTAAACTGTGTCTCCTTGAACGCCCCAGCTGTCTTCATCATATTGAATTATGGTTACAACTTCACCAATAGCGCCGACATCTCTGCTAGTTCCTGATGGTGTTGAGGCCATCCCTCTCAATCCAACACCTGGATCCATTTGGATTGAAGTTGTTCCGATACTTGCTTGAATAATATCAATTTTATATCCAATCGGATACGCAATTTCTGGCAAGAAATCGGCATCTCCACCACTTGAATATGTTCCAAAACCAGATGAGTCTACATTAATAGTAACATCATTACCACTAATGGCTGTAATTTCATATGTATTTCCATTCAATTCTGTCATTCCAACGACGTTGGTTATTGTAACTTCGTCTCCGACATCGACCTCAACGGAGTTATCGCCTGTGGTTGTTACGACTGCACTTGCTGCATTGGTAATTCCAGTAATTGTATCTGAAATCACTGTGGATCTACCAATAAACACGTCATTGGCCGATGCACTTGTCATTACAATAAGAGCACCATTATCATCTAATGTTGGGCTATAACTGGCTCCTGCTTGTGTGTTGACTGCTTGGGTAGGCGATACAAGTGGCTCCCATGTGGTCGAGTAGCCTTCAAAGTTTCCGTTGTCTGTGTTATAACGAATCATACCAGCGGCGGGCGACCCTGGACGTTCCGCTGTGGTGCCGTCAGGAACCTGCAATGCATCTGTACCGCCAATGACTAGAAGTGCACCATCCCATGTTAGGTTGGCATCTCCTTCGATAGTGCCATCACCAGTCCATACACCGATTTGGTTATCCGCAGGCGTGCCTACTTTGGTTACAGCATTAGCAATATCTACACCATCAACTGTTCCACTAACTGTTATATCACCAGTAATATCTAGAGCGGTTCCATCCCATGTTAGGTTAGCGTCCCCTTCCAAGGTTCCATCTCCAGTCCAAACACCAATTTGATTATCTGCTGGTGTTGCTACTTTGGTTACAGCATTAGCAATATCTACACCTTCAACTGTACCACCCACAGTGATATTACCTGTAACGTTTAGATCTCCAGAGGTGTCTAGAGTCATGTGTGTTGATCCATCAACACGAAATTCTAAGTTGTGTGCTGTTGTGGTTCCGATTTGAACTGCTGGTGTTCCAGGGTTGACAATTTGTTGTAGGAATGTTACTGAGTCATTTGAATCTACAATACTCAATGCAGGTCCAGAGTCATTGGTAATCGTTAGCGTTGATCCATTAAAGGTAAGCTCTGATGTGCCTTCTAATGTGTCGTCACCAGTCCACACACCAACTTGGTTGTCAACTGGTGTTCCAACTGCGCCAACACTAGAAACTGTAATCAATGCGGTATTGCTTCCGCCATCTGTTACTGTGATATTGTCACCAACAAAATTGATAATTGCTGGATTATTTAGAACTTCAACGCCTTCCTCATGAACTGCTGGACGGACATTGGTTGTAATACCATTTTCAATATCAGCTATAACTTTGCGGACATTTTTGACAGGATCGTCATTAAGTCTTGTATCGACATATCCTGGAGTTGTGCTGCTATCAGTTGAAGTAGCAGAATCATTTGTAATAGCAGCCAAGGCAGATGCATCAGTATCAGCTGCATTAAGGAGTGTTATCAATTCATTAAGGGTATTTACTGCCATGCCTGTTTCCTATGGGTTTACTATATTTATGGTTCATGACACACTGCCATCTGCGGTTACATCAGTGCTATCAGCCGTAATCAATGTGCTGCTTCCATTAGCAATCTGCAAGATCTGTGCCCAATAAACATGTATGAACTCCTGAAGTTCGTCTTGAAACTCTTGAATTGCATTTGCTGTGTTCTGCAACGCCAACAACTGTGCCAACCAAATATCGCCATATGCATCAATTGTTCCAAAATTATTTCCTTGAATTGTTACACCATTAGTATCAAGGTTGGAACCACTAAGAAGTCCCTCACCAAGGGTGTTCCAAGCCGGAGTCAATGTGAATGTGTAATCACTCAGTGTGGTATTTTCAGTGAGCTCAAGACCAGTTGCATCCTCAATGATATCAGCAAAGCTATGTCCTCTAGCAAATGTGCCTTGAGTGCCACGTTCAACGCCGGTGAGCAATGTTACACCACTGAATCCCAGATCAAATCCACTGGTAAAACCTGAACCAATTCCGCCTAGATCATCATTAGTAACAATTGACTGGTAAGTTATTCTTTCTCCATTGATCCAAATTACACCAGGTCCAGCTGACAATGTCGTATTGCTGGTATTGAGGTATGGAATGACAGTATCATCTGGGCCAATATCAAGACCAAGCAATACTTTATTGCTGTTGATAATTTGACTTGAGTAGTTCAGTTCATTACGGTTAACTGACAAACGGAATGCACGAGTATCTGTTTCATCCACTGTATCATCTAGAGGGTTAGTTTGGACACGGATTTCAACTGTGTTTTCGGTTGTCAATTCTAGCTCTTCACTCACAGTTTCACGCACAATTCCATCAAGTATTTTGCTGCGGAATGGCTTGACTGTGTTGACAAAGTCAAAGAAGTCATCTGTATTTTGATCAAAGAACTTGTTATAACGCTTTTCTAGGTTATCCTCCATGATTAGATCGAAATAACTTGTCTTAAAGAGCCAATCAACTTCTTCCTGTTCACGCAATACGTGCTTGGCCATGTGGAACCAGAGATCAGTATAATATCGTCGATACTCACCAATCCAGATTTTACGGAAAAAGCTTTCAAAAATCTCAACTGCAACTGCACTTGAATTTTTGTCCCATCCAATTACATCCCATGATGCCACATCCCAACCGAAATTGGAAATATCTGAATTCCAAAGCAAATCATTGAATTGTATCGTTCCTCTTTCCTTGAAAATCAATTGCCATTCGCCATTTGTGTAACGGAATACTTCACGACGTTGACGTCTATCTACATCAAAACTTCGTGTAACCTGAGCTATTTCGCCTTCTTGAGGATTGCTAATCGTTGGCAAATCAAGATCTAGTTCTACAAAATAATCTCCGTCACCCTTTTCAATAATTGTTCCATCAATTGACCAATCAGCAAATTGCCAATAATCCTTGATGTTATATGTCTGGCCGCCAACTGTAAAGCTACGCTCAAATTCATCGCGCCAAGGCAAGTCACTGTCAGAAAGATTTACTTCACTTAACTGATCATTAATCTTGTCAATCAATACTTCACGAGCGTAGTCGATATCACGGAACCAAATTTGATGTGGGCGTGTTTCCAATCCATAACGAACATACGGATGCAAATCAAGATCTGGAATGTTATTGGGAACATTCAATTCAACCTGACTTACGCCGTTAAATTCACCATCAGGTTCGATTGTTCTTGCTTCCAGTTTCTCCCAATACTCGTTGTTTTCATCTGTGTCTGGATCATTATTGGTAGATGGATTTGTGCAGCGGAAGAAATCTCCAAGTGTGCTTTGCACAACTTGACCTCGCACATAACTAAAGCTTGAATCCCAAGGTGAGAATTCAGATATTTCTGTGTCCTGTGTGAATCCAGCCAAACTATCACGCAGGCTGATATGCAACCATTCAGGAATTACGGTTGCTGGATCGCCTTCAGCGAGCAACGCAAATTCTTGGTGATACTCGCTACTATTGTTGTCAAAATTGACCTGCATGACCAAATCATCATAACCTGTAGCACGTGATAGACTACTAACCAATAGAGTGTTATCGCTGGATGCAGCAATCCAATCAATCTGTTGTGTTGATGGATCTTCAATGATTTGTGCTAGCTGTATTACTGAGTATTCTCTTTCAATATTTGGGGTGGTTGTCTTGTTCTTAACCCAGAAATAGAAGTATGTCTCAAGTTGGTTAGTAGTTTTATTGAATTCAACTTCTTCACACCAACTATATTGTTCTTCACCAAATTGATCCACAAAGGAATATGGCAATCCTGTCAATTCAGTGCCATCAATCACTGTTCCTGCATTCACTGCATCGGCATATTCATCTGGAGTTACAGGACTCTTAGTCCATTCATAAACATCAATTGTGCCTGATGGGAATAGCTGTCCCCAGAACTCCTGGCGATATTCCGGATTGATTTGATCATAGTTGAGATAAATTGCATTGCTCAAATCCCACCAAACTGTTCCTATTTGACGCTGTCCCCAGACATTGTCAGTTCTAACTTCAACATTTGGATCAGTGCTGTTATTGTAATATGCAAAATCAACATCGCTACGCAAATCAATTTCAGCTTCAGCAATACCAGGAATGATTCCTTTTAGAGGATCGAATACTTCATAACGAATCACAGTTTCGCCAGTTGTATTACTATACAAGATTCCGTTTTTGATTTCACTGTTATTGGTTTTTCCTACTTCTCTACGAACAAAACGCAACCCTGCGCCCTCAGTAGTTCTTTTTACATCATATACAGCGCCATAACCTAAGCTATTGCTATTGATATCCAAACGAGTATCAGCATAAATGTAATCACCAACACGTAGTCCTAGGCTACCCTGGACATAATTTTCATCAGTCATTGCCGCGGCGGCAACAAAAGAGTCTGGGAACCGAACTGAGCGTATTGGGAATACTTTTCCTGTAAATCCTTTTTGTTCGATATAACGGTCGATGTAGAAGCCTTGATCGTCTTGAATACCCGTAACAACATGAATACCATCAACACTTGGCACAGTGGTTGAGTTGACAATCATCACAAACTCACCAGCTGACAATGTATGTGGTGTATCACACTTGATGTAAGCATCGTCGCCATTTTCTTCGCCGGCACAAATCTCTAGAACTCCAATTTGGAAGTCTAGTGTTTGGTAAACATCATAACGATTTGTTCCGCTTGGTCCAAGAGGATCACTGCCAATATTATCAATTGTCCAGATATTAAAGTGTGCTGGGTCAGCTATGACTGCCCAATCTGCCGGATCAAAAATGTTTTGAACTGCGTCTGACAATGATTCATATGTTTGCGCTGCAAGGCCTAGTTCATCGTTGGCTGTTCCATCGCCAATTATCAATGTTTCACCTGTATAACGTAGAACCAGCGCACCTTCGACCTGGCTGGCAGTTAAATCATCAATTTCTGCTTGATTGATTTGACTTACAACATCGCCAATGGATAGATCCACTGGAACATTGGTTGTATTTGATGTAGCAGGCGTTGATCCTGGTGTAAATCCTAGGACACCGTTTGCTGTTCCTGATCCAATCGTTAATTCTTCGTTTGTGCTTAATAGGCGCATACGGTCACTGACATTTTGCGCTGTGACTCCGGTAATACTGAACTGGTTAACTGTCTGGACGGCTTCATTTAATGTTAGAGGAACAGGACCACTGGTGGTTGTTCCTGAAGTCTGAACGTCATTATCAGCATCAGTAAATCCAAGAGCTACATCTGTAGTAACTCCAAACCGATAACCAGCTTGGTTTCCAGTTCGGCTTAGTGTAATACGGTTACCTGCTGTTGACACATTAATACCACTTGGCGCGGCTGTAAGTGCTGTTGAAATCTTATTTGCAATTGCCACAAGGTTATCTTCAACATAGTTCTTGGGGTTGGTAACAGTGATTTCCTGACCTGTAGCAATTGTTACACCTCCGTTATTTTCCAAGTAGAGTGTGAAATCTGCTAGGTTTTCGTTTTCATCATTTGGGGTAACACCAAAATCAAGAAGGTTGTTTGCTGCATCACGCTCAGTATCAATCACCGCAGTGCCATCAACAATTGTTGCCACAGTTGCCGCAGTGCTGCCGCCCAACTCATCAATTAGATCAAGGTCGACTTGAATCATATCACGTGCCTCTGTTTCCCAACTTGCCCCAGTAAATCCTAGCACTGTTGGCCAGTATTCAGGGTTCAAGAAACGATCAGGTGTTCCTGTAGCATCATAAAAGTTATCAATGATGGTTTCCCATGACGCAACGCTTTCTGCGGCAACATACGCACTACGCAGAGCCTCGAGAGTGGTTAGGTAGGTTACACTTGCACCAATAGGATCAGCAAGTCCGGCTTCTGTAAATGCATCAATGAGAATGGTTTGCATGGTAAGCGTGTCTTCAAGCTCGTCGAAGGCTACTGTGATGTATGTTAGAGGTGCCGTCGCACTGTTGGCGTAACCAATTCTCAACTCACGTGATGCGCTGTTCTGTATTGTTGGAGACGTTACATTTCCTTCCAAAACAATATCACTATAGGTTGTTGTGGTAGCGTTTTTAACAAAGTCAACATTGATACCATCAATAACAAGAGTTGTTCCTGACGGAATGCTTGGATTGGTTTGTGTGCCATCAACTGTGATTGTATCAAATGATACACTTTCGTCTGCCTTGTTGAATGTGACAGTTTCTCCGTTCGCAATAAATGTTGATCCATTTGGCACAAGCGGGAATACTTGGTTACCACGAACAATGATGTCATCATTGAGTGTTGTTAAACCTGTTGATTCAACAAGCAAGCTGTATACTTTACCGAAGCGGCGGACCAAATCACCTTCAACATATGATGATGTCTCACTCCAATTTGGAATCAACGCATATGGTTGTGTTGGGTCATAGATATCTCCAATATTGTCAATAGAGTCTAGGAAATAATCTATTTCTTGAACAACAGGCAATCCAGCATCACGCAGAAATGTCTGGTAATCTTTAAGATTTTCAATGCTGCTATTATCTAGTGGCAATACATCATAAACTCCAAATGGTGATGAATAATCACCATTTATTGCATCAGTTGATCCTTTGCTGATATCAATTATCAAGTCACTGGATTTATCACTAACAAAACTCTCTGAAAAACGGAAATGCTGTGGGTCATCTTTGATTTTGTTTTGATCAACTTGGAATTCAATCGGGTTGCGTTCACTAACGTCACCAAAATCTCCCAGTCTTACCATCCAGTTTTCATATAGTTCATGCTCAAATTCTTGACCAAAAATGTTCTTGTTCCTGGTCATGGCTTCGATTGCGCTAGCAGTGCCGCGGTATTTTCTCAAACCCTTTTCAAACGCATAACCTGAACGGTCGCTAACAAAAGTATTGGTCATGTATGTTGGTTTTGAATATCCAACATTGTATCCACGAGTTTGACGTGTCAAACGCTCAAGTGCTTTACTGTCAGATGTCATCCAGTCCTGTTCAAGCTCACGAACGCTGCTTTCTATATTGAGAACAAGTCCTGTATCTTGCACAAGGTATCCAACCGCCTCAACACGACCGTTCCAATTTCTTGTTCTTTCGCCTACTAGGCGGACACGGTTTTGACCAACACCCAACTCAGGAATATAAAATTCGTCATTGAATGATGTAACATTATCAATGGTAATGATGTGTTCAAATTCAATAACACGAACACCTAGACCATAAATTCTATCTTCGCCGTTCTTGATTGAGATTTCAGTTTTATCATTATCTCTCAAAACAAGTGTTTCATTGCGTCGAATATTCTTAAAATTTTGATCAAGCAAGTTGGGCACACCATCGTAATTGACGTCGATTGTTTGCACAACGCCACGTGTTCCTTGATGATAACTGATTGTATCATTAATACCATTCACATAGAAAGGATCAGTGTCGGTTCCCAATGCCCATTCAATCGCTGCTCTGGCTTCCACTTCCCATTGTGTATATGCATCAAAACCAATGCTTTCATAGTATTTGCCAAGTCCCAGCAAGAACTGATACAGTTCTTGGCGCTTGAGGAGCACTGTATTGTAAGGAATTCGTGCTACCTCGTTTCTCCAGTTGAGATGTTTCACAACCTCAGTATTTCCAATATCAACACTTATCTGTTTGCCTGCTGTTGATGGCAGAAGATAATTGAAGAATTCACTATCAAGATCGTAACCACTCACGCGGTAACCAACGTCCTCTTTATCGATTCGAACACCTGAATAAAATGCTGTTTTGATTGGAGCATTGCGATCAATTAGAATGTCGTAGCTTGTTTCTGGAATACGAACAACACCACTATCATAATCACCATCCAACTCAATAGCAAGTATGCGCTTGTCAGTAAATCCTCCAACATGTAGCATGTAATTGATATCAAGGCCATCAAGTCGTTCAGCTAGGTCTGTTGAGTCTGGATTTACCACTACATATTCTTCTGCTGGAAGAGTGTTGAATCCTAGGTGTGTGAAGTATAGATCAGAAATAATAACATACTCTAACTCAACACCGGAACCGCTTGGAGGACCATTCAAATTGACCACTGGATCACTAGCAAAGCCTCGTCCTGGATCTGTAACTGCTACAGCCACCACACGTCCTGCAGATGTATAGGCTTGTGCTTCAGCAATACGATAACAAATGGGTCCTTGTTCAAATTCAAGATCAAGGAATGTATATCCTGTTCCGCCATTAACGACACGTATACTAGCGATAACACCGTCTTTGACTTTTTGGTTGTGCAATTCTTGATTATATGCACGAATACAATAATCAATATTGACCCACTGTTCTTGTGTTACGTTGCGATTAATATTGTAACGATGTAGGAACCAAAATAGCTCGTGTGTCCTGTATGGCTTGAGTTGCAAATAGACTTCAGCAAGCGCAAAAAGATATTCACTACTCTTACGCCATCTATCCTCTGTTTCACTCCAATCACCAAAAACAAAATCACGTGCAGCATCAATACTCGCTGGTGTGCTAACAACGCCTGCGGTGTCAGGACCATTTAAGGTTGCTGAACCATCATCACTGACCAGGGTTTCATCGTCCCAATCATAGCTGCTACGAGCATAACGCAAATCAATCTTATCAGGACCGCTTGTGTCTCCTGTTTTGCCGAACTTCAAGGCTGAAATCAATGCATCACGCAAAGGTCCCGCCGTCCAACTATAAGTTGCATCCCACCATGTAGGCTTGATGCGGTGTCCGAGCATCTCCCAAGGATGTGTGTGTGGGCGATCTGTTCCAAAGTAATAAGTGTATATGCTGCGCCAGCTACCCAGTTCAGGACCAACCGTGCTGTAATTCCAAGTAAATTCATCACCAGCATCATAAGCAACCGTGTCAATTTCAGTTACGCTGTTGCGGATAGCCCAACGGTTATACCAGTCATCGAGTCGATCATTGATATCTGATACATCATAAGCAAACTCGCCATCAGGGTTTGGATAAAATTCCCCCATTTCATAATTGTATTGTGTATCGCTTAGGAAGTGTCCATCAACCAAGTTATTGAATACTCGCAACTCATAATCGTATAGTGCAGCCGCGACAACATCAAAGTCAACACTTTTTGTGTTGGTGATATCTGTGTTTGTTGCAGTATAACGACTTCCGTCATGTCCAATCAATACACCATCTGTAAATTCAATTTGTGTTGGACGGAAGAATCCTAGTTTGACTGCACTTGGCGGAATATGACTCAGTTGATTTACACTATACCAACGTATGGTAAGAGTTGCTGGTCCACCGGTTGGTTCACCAACAATGACATTGTCTGAACTGTTTACAACATTATCTGAACTGTTTACAACATTACCACTAAATTCAGCCGGGCTGGTCAAAACAATATTTGGACCGTTAATTGTATAATCAATATCCTTGACCAACGGACGTTCAATGAACTGGCTTGTCACTGAATCATATTCCTTTAGCCAGACTTGTATATGGTTTTGTCGATCATTATAAACGTTAACCACACTGGGCATAGCATATTCAGTATCGCTATTTGTTATTGTGTGTTCAATGCTTCTGAATTGTTTAGCATATGCCATGTCACTATGTGCATATTTGAATTCGTCGCTTTTTCCAATATTGATGTCAGAAATTGCTCGGTCAACCAATTCTCTAACAGTTGACCATTCATTTGTATTCCACAATTGTCGAACTTTATTAATAAAGTATTTCTTGAAATCAGCATAATCACGTGAAATATTTTTGAGTGCACGAACTGGATTAATAGACTCTTGATCTATTAGATATTGCACACGCTTGCTTGAGAAGATTTGCTGTCTAATCAAGCCGTCATATGAATGCTGTCGCACCGTGTTATGGTAGTTGTTAATGCCAAATACATCACCATCAAATCCTGGCATTGCAGACATTTGTCGTGCAAAGTGATTTGTTAGATCGTCATAACCCACAAACGTGAATGGTTTGTTATCGTTATTGTAGAAGTGAATAGGAGCCACATCATAAACAACATTTTCTAGATCTGCATCAGCAATATAAATTAGTTCAAGAACATCGTCCTCACTGCATTCCGCAGTCACGGTAATTGTTGTGCCACTAAATGCGTAATCAACATCTTCTACGAGATAACGACCATTGCGAATTACAGAGTATCTATTTTGATTTTCATCAGAAAGGAAAATCTCTCCCTGAATGGTTGAATCATTAGTATTGCGATACAATATCTTTCCATATACATAGCTGCTGGATACATTTACAGTTGTGTTTAGATCATCTGTTACAGTAACAGTGATATCTCCATCACCATATGTAATGTCGCCATCACTTACATAAGCACTGAAATCATCACCATCTGTTCCATCTAGTGTAAATGTAGTTGAGTTAACAACTGTGATTTCATAAGTATTCCCATTGAGTTCGGTTGTTCCTGTTACATTTGTAAATGTGGCACGGTCACCAGTCTTTAGCTGTGATGTATCTGCAACTGTGATCTCAACCGGTGTTGCACTAGCTAAAGTAATACTGGAAACAGTATCTGAAGCATAAGAAATTGCTCGCACAAACTCCAAGGAATCGCTAGAGTTTTCAATCAACGTATTGATATTGTAATCAGTATCATAGCGCCAAACCATTGTTGGATTTGGTTCACCGATAGGATGACGATCAATATAACTGTGTTCGTGCCAACGATATTCATCGTCCTGGAAAACCACAGTGTATTCAGTGGGATGACTGACTGCTGTTGTTCCTAGTTCAAATGTAGGCTGGTTTGTTCCGTCGGCGACTTGTGTTTGGATAATAGGAACACGCTGTCCACCACGGACTTGTGTCCATCCATTATAATATTTGTTTTCAACTCGATCTCGCCAGAAATAGTATCCACGAATTTCAGTTGAATTGTCCACTGTTACATCACGACTATAACGGTTTGTGCTAAGTGTCCATTCAAATTCATAATCGTTAAATGATCCTTGCTGCGTAAATGATGGACTAAATCCTAGTTCACGATCAAATCCGCCTGTTGGATTTTCTCGATATCCAAAGATCTTTTCACCAACAAAGTCTGTATTTTCGTAACTTTCAAGATCAATTAGTTCGTCATCATATAGCTTGAATAGCGGGAAATCACCTCGTGATTCTTTATTTTGTGCGACTTGCCAACCATCAGCCTCTGTAAAGCAATAGACAAATCCTTTTTGTTCTCCCTTAGTGACAATCACATAATCGCCGTCATTATATGGTGAAAGTGGCGTCAATGTAATTGTATTACTAACAATACTGACTTGGTATGCGTTTTGATTCAATGTAATTGCCACACCAACGTCAAATGCGCTGCTATATGGAGGACCAAACGCGCCGCTCAGTGCTGGGCCGCTGTCGAAGTCACTGTTGAAGTCTTGATTAAATTCAACAAGCTGGATACCATTTGTTTCTGGTTTACCAACAAAAATAACATCGCCATCTTCCAATGAGTTTTCACTATCGACTTGGAAAGATCCGCCTGAGTCTCCAATTTGGCTTGCTTGGTCGATGCTTACTGCGTAATCAACTGTGCCAGCAAAATTACCACAAAAGTTTGTGAGCTCCATGTTTGCACGGAATTCAATAATTGGTCTATTGGCGCGGGTAAAGGCGTTTTTATATGCCTCAACATTAACGCCATTATACTCTGCCATGATGTCAATTGCATGTAGGCTATACCACTTGTTTGTTCTGGCCCAAGGATTTTTATCGGCTGCCCAACGTTCCATTACAATATATGTAGTGTTAAGATTTAGATCTTCACGATCACGATTAGTTGTGACGTCGTATGGATCGAATGGCGCGATGCCATCGAATGGTGTTGTATCATAATCAAATATATCCCAGCCTTCGCGGATTTCTATCTCATAAGGAGTGGTGCTCGGGAATAGATTGTCACCAGTATCATCAATAACTGGCACAAGTTTAATTCCTCCTTCACCGCCCACATTTTCAACTGAATATGTATAATCAGCAAAATAATCTCCGCTCGTACTTGAAACATAATCGCCTGTGAATTTAACACGCAAACCAGTCACAAACTCAACAGTCTTGTAGTTTGACAATTCTGGAGTTGTATAGAATGAAAACTTAACGATATCATCAATGACAATTGGATCGTCAACTGTGGGTTCAATTACAATTGTTGGTATTTGTCCTTCTAACCAATAATAATTGCGATAATTCATCAACATATCTGCATTAATTGGCAAGTCTAGCACATATCCCAGCTCACTGAAAAGTCGATCATGGTTATTAATATCAGCACCAAGACTTTCGAGACGCTTGAGCCAATTGATGTAACTAACAGTTTGTTCAGTTTGGCCTTCAACACGGCTCACTGTGCCAGGCTGGAATTGATAGTTAAGACGTGTGGCATCAGGCTCAAACTGAAAGAGTTCGTTATTTGGGTTATAGTTTCTTCCTGCAAGCCGACCCCAGTATGCGTCAATACTCTGAGTTGATCCAGAACTTAGAAGTTGATTGACAGTGCTGCCAAAGAAACGCTCAAGTGATTCTGTTCTATTGATAAAGGGCAGAAACTCACTATAGTCCTGAAAGCTTTGATCCAGTCCAACTTCAGCCCCTTGTGTGAAGTTTTTTACGTCTTTTGGGTTGGCGCTATAATCTTTTGCCATCAATTTACCTTATATTGAATTCAATGAATCGACAATTTCGATATCAGTTAGTGTTACGTCTGGAATAAACAATTCATTGCTGTCTGGTCCGATCTGGAATAAGTCACCAAATTGACTGTTGGTTGCCAATGGAACCAAAACCACACTGCTAATGACACCAGGAAGTTGTTGGTGAATATAGGCGCTCAACTCTGTAAAGTAGAACGTCTCACCAAAATCCCAATTATTGATATCAAAGAAATTTTGAATTGCAGTTAATACTCTTGACTTGATTTCATTGTCTGTCAATGTTGTTCCAGAAACTTTCACGATCTTAAACTTACCTTGCAATTCCAAATCAGCCAATTCACCGAACAACACCTTGTATTCTGCTGCTCGATAAACAATTGAATCACTAATTGCTTTCTTGGAATCTAGTGCCGCAAATTGTTTTTCCAATTCCACTTCGGTTGGGGTTTCTGGGCGTTCTGATTCTTTTCTGCTATCTGCAATCCACTCTCGATATTTAGTGTCATAATTCTGGTTAAGAACGAACACATCAATAATATTTGAAAGACTTGGATCAATGCGATAACGACTAGTGCTAATGCGGCGCCACGTCGCAGTCAAATTGCTGCGTCCTGGCACTTCTGTTCCAGTTTCTGTTCTCACAGTGTATTCATTTCCGTCTTCCGTCACGGTTCCCAGTGCAATATTGTTATTGCCAGATAGTGTTTTAAATGCAAGAGGATTATCTGGATAATTGTCATTGTCAACATCAGCCAGTGTAACGATTACTTTTCGATTGTCTGTGTATCCGTCTGGTTCTGTGAAATAACGGTAAGCAAAGAAAGTCAAATCTTCTTCTAGAGGAAATAGGCTACCGTTTGGCTTTGTGTTAATTCGTGACACAACAATTGCATCGCGTTCTGGTTTGTTTGTTTCTACATTGAATCGTCTCTTGCCGTTTTGATTAAAGAAGCGAATTTTTTCGTCGGATCCATAAACAAATCGCTGTCGCCGTGAAATAAATTCCCAACGACTTGCACTATAATTAACTCGCATGATCCAACTATGGTCATTGTTTGAATTACTCAAATCACCAGCATTTTCAAAGCTGAAATTATCTGGATTGTTTTCATCAGTTGTCGGAAGATCACCTGAGCGTATGATTTTCCATTCGCTAGCAGTTTCATCATAACGCAAACCAAATGAGTTTAGGTTTGCTAGCTCATCAAGAATATTGTTTCTTTCTTCGTCACTAAATTGTGTTTTGTATGCTGGAAACACACGACTTACACGAGCAGTGTTGGGAATGACCTTATTGAGAACCACTGCCCCCTGTCCACGTGATGTGAGGCCAGTAGGATTGCCATTACTGTCATTGATACCCTGTCCATCTGATACGACATCAACTACACGAGCCCATGTCTTAGCCGCTGACTGGGCACGAGCTACGGCCGCCGCGCCGCTACCACCCCCGCCGGTGATTTCAACGACAACAGGGTTTTGATATCCTGCTCCGCCTGCCGTTAACGTCACGCCAGAAATCTGACCGCCATTTATCGTGGCTGTGGCTTCAGCGCCTGTTCCTGTTCCGCGAATGGTAACAGTAGGTGCACTCGTATATCCTGAACCAGCATTTATAATTGTGAGAGAATCACCTGGCTCGCCCAGCGTGCCGCTATTGTATGGTGATTCCACAAATTCTACAATGCTTCCTGGGCGAGCATCGTTTAGATCGTTTGTAGCATTTGACCCAATCTTTTGAATAACACTTCCCCGTGTTAAATAACCAGTTGAGCCTCTATAACCACTTGTAATTTGTTGCCACTCATAGCTTGTGCTCACGTTGTTGAAATCTACACTGACATCTTCATATTTGCTGTAGAACAAATTGATCACTTCAGGATTTGAGATAGCTTCATCAATAAAGCGATAATAAATTTGATCAACACTGAGGTTACTAGGCAACGCTAGATTTGTTCGATATGTCAAGCCTTCACTATAGATATATCCATCATCAAACACGAGATCCACGCTTTGGTAGGTTGCAGTGGGATCTTGTGCGCGAATAAATCTGCTATGTCCGGTATATGTTCTATTAATTGCTTTGATTTTGCGAATATTCTCGCTAACAGTAAGTGGATAAACGCTGTAATCACTGGCAGTGATCATTCTATCTTGTGCAGCAAAAACACGTCCGGCATTGTTTTTAATGCTGGTAATGGTTTCTGCTGAAGATGCGTTTGTTACTGGATCTTGCAATTCACATGTAAATGTTACCTTATACGTGTTATTGTCTGGTGAATCATAGTTGAAACCAAAAGTCACTGTTCCAATATCATCTGGATCTAGTGTGTATGTCTGATTGATACCAGTGCGATACCAAATTCGAATAATACCACGAGGTATTTCGCTAAAGACACCATCACCAAATATAATGTTGACGTTGTCTTCATCTACTGTTTTTACTGAGTAGAGTTTTCGGTTATCTTGTCGTATGTTGTTAAAAACAGTGTTAGCACCAAATCCGCTATCCACCTTAGTCCAACTGTTTACTATTTCACCTGAATCATTAATACTTTGAACCCAAATATCACTGTTATTAACATTGGTTGCTCCAAGATCAATCAAGAGATTACTAACAGCTTCGTCTGCTGTGATATCATTAAATTGCAATGTGCCTTGCTTGAAGCCCACAAAAAATCCAGTATCATTACTACCGAGTCCCTGGCCGTCATTTTTGTAAACGATGTTAAAGCTGCCAGTCGGATCAGGTTCTGATTCAACCAATGTATTGGTAGAACGATTGATATTGGTGCCGTGCACTTCAAACCCACGACGCACCCCATTTACCTCACCTTGAATATCAAATACAATATTACGGTTGTTTGAAATATTGGTGGTGTAAATGTCGTTCTTGACGTTGCCAATTCTTATACTATTGTTTGGTCTACCAAACTTATTTGTAGCACTCAATACTTCATTCATCACCAATAAAAAGTTTTGATATGAGTCTTCAAAATCAATTGTCTGGTTCTTAAGGCTATCACCATTGATATCAAAAACGTCCTGTGTAGTGCGGATGCCTGTAACTTTGAGATGACCACGAGCTGGTTGATGACGTGTTGGTGTGTATCCTAGAAAATCAGCAATACGCAAAACGCTGGCACGACGTTCCGCAGTGCTAAGGAAGTTTTCACGTCCTGCTTGGTCAATACGAAAGGCTAGACTGTGCGCAAGGAACGCAAGTGTTTCAATCAGCGCAACAAATTCACTGGATTGAATCCAGTCATTGAAATTTTCTGGATATTGCTGTTGAATATAATCAACTAGTGCGCCACGTATTGTGTCGTAGTCGTATGCTTGAAAGTTTGCTTGTTTGAAACTGTCGTATACAAGACGATAGTCTTCTGCTGCAAACAAATTTCTCTGTCGGATACTCTGTGCCATATGTTAAATCTCTTCTTCACTAGTGTATTTCAACACCAAACGATCTTCGCTGAGATCAGGGACGTAACGCAATTGTATTTCAATTGTCAACGTTTTGTCGCCCTCATTGATACGATAGTCTATCAATTCCCAACGCGGGTCTAAACCAATAATTGCTTTGACGTCTTCATCAGCGGCTTGAACAACCAATTGGTCAAATTGCTCAAAAATCAATTCTGGCAAGATGCTTCCGAACTCAGGTTCACCAAGTCGCTCACCTCTTCGTGTGTAAAAATGATTAAGCAAGTCACGCTTGGCCAACTCTTTATCCTCAAGGACTCGAGTGCCTGTTCGTTTACCAACTGTTGAAAATCCTACGAAAGTTGCCATATCAGTATTTATGGTATGAAAAACTGCGTATTTTATGTGAGTGCTTGAGCAACAATTCGGCGTTGCCTTAGCTGGCTCATACCAGGCAAGAATGATCCAAATTGACGATAGAATACAAATTCAGCCTGTTTTCTTTCAAATTCAGGAAGACCACTCACATAGGCGTTTCTTAATTTTTGGATACCTGTGGTTCGCTGTTGCTGTCTTGTTTTGATTGTGTTATAGTCACCAAGCTGCACTACCGCTGCTTCTTTTTTGCGAAGCTCAGGATTGACATTTCCACGAGAAATAATATCTGCCACTAACAACCAATTAGAGTTTTTAACAGCGTCAGCTAGATCATATAATCCTTCATTTGATTGAACCGTTCTCCAAGTGCCTGTATCAACATAGAGACTTAGCAAAGCATCAAATGCGGCTTGTGTTATGCCTACAATTGGAATTTGTGTTCTAAGGTTCTTTTGACGATTACGTATGTATCCAACCCAGTCAGCATATGCTTGCGGCTCAGTATATCCTTGTTCATCATCAGGATCACCAATACCATATCCTATTTCATAATCACCAGTGGCCTGATTGATGTAACGTATACCACTCCATTCACGATAGCCCAACATCAAGCTCAGCATTTCCTCGCTTACGACTGCAACGCCAACGTTGATTACAAACTTGACAGCAAATTCATCCTGTATTGTAAATGTTTCCCAGGGAATACGTCTATTAGATTCAACCAGTCTAAGCATTATCCAAATCCTCCACTACGGTGACGATTAGCCGCTGCTACCGCATAACTTGGGACACTTGCACGAGTATAGTCACTGCCCCATGCAGCCCTTGCTCCGCTGCGGTTGTCAAAGTGAAGACTTCCTCCGCTATAGACACCAATACCTCTAATACCCACAGCACTGGCGATTGCGATCAAATCTAGACGATCTTGATTAGTCAAACCATTACCTGAAACATCGATAGCCTTACCTTGTTGGTGTTGACTTTTCTTGGCGCCACCCACTTTCGCATTGTAACTGGGAGAACGGAAACCACTTGTGACTGTTAGTGGTCGACCAAAACGTCGTGCTACCTCTTCCACCATGGAAATCAATTCAGGATCAATACGCCTATCAACGTTGCTTGAATAGCTAAGGAATTCTCCTCCTTGACTAGGCGGGAAATTATTGATGTCAAATTCACCAGTCTGATCATTATAGCTTGATAGGTCTGTTGGACTACCATAATAATAACTGTTACTTTCTCCTTGTGCCACAGCGCCACTCGCTGAGCCAGTGTCAAGCACACTAACATCAAGGTGTCCAGCCCAAGGTTCTGCTTCTGGAACACGTCGGGCCACGCTTTCAGTAACCACATTGTTACCAGCCAGCTGATTTGTGGGGGGTGGCGCAGCCACTTCTGCTGCTGGACCGTTCATGTCGATTCGAGCCGCTGTTTCACGATAGTTACCAGCAACGCTCATATTACCATTTCCATCCGCTGTGAGATTTAAATTTGATCCTGATGTAATGTCAAAAGGGCCACCAACAGCCTGTTGTTTTACGCTTCCCATGGCTCTCATGTTGATATCAGATCCGGCTTGCAAATTAAAACTGCCACCACAATGCATATTGAAATCACCCAAAGTATGCATATTGATTGTGCTAGCTGCATAGATGTCAATATCGCCGTTACGGTTCATTTCGATCCATACATTACCTTCACGATTGTTAATATAGGTTAGACCATTTGTGTCGTCCATGAGGATCTGTGCGCCGCCGGCGGTTCGTATCCTCATTCCCAGGTTGTCGCCATCTTCAAGATTGCCATCATCCATTACAATGGCATGACCAGTTGGAGAACTCATGCCAACGACGCGCGAACTGGGGTCTCTAGTGGGGCTTGAGAAGTTCTGTCCGCGTATACGGTCTCTGTCAAGACCCTGATTGCGCAGCACTTCTGCTTGGGGGTGTTCGTCTGGCAAGTCATCAATCGAGCCAGCCGTACGAGACGTTTCAAGACCAATTGTGGTTTCGCCAGTAGCGGTTGTGCGGGTTTTGCCTGCTCCTGCTATGCCTTCTCTTTTGAACGGATCTGGTATCATACCCACGATTACACCAGCGCTCATATCGCTACCAAATGCAACCAATACTTCATTATCTCGTTCGGGCGGGGCGCCAAAAAACCCGCTAGTGTTTTGACTTACGGTTCCATTAGGGCCTTCAGCTGGTGGAGATGTCTGTCCAAACGGCAAAAGTTGATGACACCATATTGCACCTAAAAATTCGTCACCTGCAACCTGGCTAGCTGACGTTTCACCAGCAGGGAAAGCGCCATAAAACTTTTGTATCTGAACTTTGACTCTGCCTTCACGGTTTGGGTCATCAATATCAACCACAATGCCGCGATATAACCCAGCCGGAATTCGTAAACCTTTTTCAAGTGTATGTTGATTATAAGCTGAGCGAACTTTTCGTGTGTATATATCTCTACTAATTGCCATTAATTACGATCCAATCCAAGCCTTGCGTTCTCAATTCGTTGTGAAATTGAGTTTCCTTGTTGACGCAATGAAGCAAGATCTCGTGCAAGATCCACACTGGTGTCACCAGCAAGCATGTCATAAACAGTTGCCACATTTGTTCCAATATCACGCACTGCTTCGAGATATTGTATAAATTGTCCGTTATGGAAACGATTGATTACACTGACAACACGATAAACTCCACTTACCATGTAATCTGGATCTGGTTTTCGTCTACCGTCAGCATCTTCTTCAGTGCTTGGCAAGTTAACATTGAGAAAGAAACTCGGGGCGCCTGCCTCATAGTCTACTAGATCTTCAATGTTTTGTTGTTGATTATAAAATGTATTTGGTTTACCCATCCAGTATGGATCACCACGAACTTCCATCTCAATAGTAATAAGGTCACCGCTATTTTCAAGGTTAGTTTTGACTGCGCCAAATTTTAATGCGCCGCTTCTTAGGTTATTTTCTGAACCATATGTATCACTATCACTGATCGTATCTTCGACCCAACGCTGTAAGTATTGAACACTGCTTGGATTAAAATCATAACCGTCTGCTAGGGCGCTGCGGATATCTCCAATCCTTGCATTAACTTCAATACTTGCATTCTCCAAACTTCCTATAGCAAAACCAATTTGTGTTCTTGATCCGCTCCCTAAAGCATTATCAAATTGTCTCTGTGCGCGAGCTAAACCGCTTTTTGCGCTTCCCAGGTCATCTTGTAAAATTTCAATTTTACTGAGACGATCACGAACACTAATATCATCACCCGCTGCTACGGCTCTTTGAACATCTGGATCACCAAAGTAACCATCGCCCATGGGTGTGATATTGAAATAAGCATAATCAAACTGTAAATCCAAACTTAATACTTCTGTATTACGTCCAGTAAAATAATAATCATAACGTTTACGTAGGAAATCCCCAGCAATTAGATTGAATATTCTTGAACGCTGAACGCTTGAATTACCAATGCTAGACATAAATTGGTTTGCATCCAAAATTTCATCAGTCGCAGTATATGCTTTGAGTTTATAACGATAGGTTTTTCTATAGTCGCCTCGAAATTGATCATACTCATTGTATTCGACATTTGAAATCATTTTAAAGAAAACAGGGAATACGTCCAACTGTCTATTTGACGCATCTTCTGGTTTTCGACGCATGGTTTGATTGCTAATCTCGCCACCTTGATTAATCAAGATTTGTTTGTATTCCGCTGTTAATTGTAGGACTTGACTCATTAAAGTAGTAATTTGTGTTCCGTTCATAGCCACAACTTGCAATTTAGGACTTCTTCCCGGAACACCTTCAAAACTCACAGCACCAACTTGGAAATCAGCATCTAGAACTTCAAATCTCCAACTGCGCCAATCTTCTGTGGTGCCGTCAAATTCAAACTTATATTCATCCGGACCCAATCCTGCTGAAAGGCTGGCATTTGCTCTCCAAGAATATCTCAATGATTGGTTTAGTTTTTCCTCAAATTGGTCAACAAACTCACCAACAGTTTCAGCCTGAATAGTAATTGTATTTCTTACTTCATTAGCAGCAACTTGATATCCAACTTGTGAATTTTCAACTAAACGAATTTGATAATTGGTTCCACCTTCATCAACCTTAAATGTAAACTGGCTAACAACCACTGGGTAATAAAATGTCTGCGGGAATTTTTTCGGCTGGCCATCCGACAATCTACCGTGAAAATCAACTGCGATAATATATGTTGCTCTAAGATGGTCTGCAATGCCGAGTTGATTACAAATTCCCTTTATGGTGCTCAATAACGTAACACCATTTGGTTCAACAATGCGCATATCAAATTGGCTACCTACTCCCTCTCGAACCAAAGAATGGCTGATGCGGAAAACTTGCTCCAAAGAATTGATATTATATCGTGCAATTTGTGCGTTATCAGCCAAAATGATAGCGTCACCCCGATCAATTGCAGCATCAAGGTCTTGGACACGTTCTGGTTTACAAACATAAAGCCTGATGTTATAGGTATATGTTTCGTAATTGTTAAGTTTGTTTGTTAAATAAGTCATTAAATTCCTGCAATGTAATCGCGATCCGGAATCCATATACGAGTACCGGTAACAAAATCATTAATTGGATCTACTAAATCGTTCTTATTGTAAATGGCAAATACCCACCAAAAACGACTTTCACCATATAGATCATAAGCCAGTAAATCTGGTCTCTTGTTGTATTTTTGATTGATAGTAAATTCTTTTGCACGAGTGAAATCTGGAACGATTGGTGGTTCCCATAATTGAGTAAAACCATTCACAACTGGTGTTGCTCTGAGATGACTTGTTCTTTTATATGACATTAGATAAATCCATTCCTATAGCCACTTCCTCTTGCAAGACTATCAAGTGTGAATTGGTTTGTTTGTTTTTCTGGGCTGTATTGTGGTAGCAAGTCGATAGCAATGATCATCATTGATGGTATCTGCACCGTTTCGCCCCCTGTTTCTACCTCAACATAATCAACATCATCTTGGTATACATAGTTAAAGCTACCAATCAATACAGGAACATTTTGAAAATTATATGCCCCATATGCACTAAACAATAGCACTGGCGGTGGTGTGCCGCGATCATCGTCGTTGGCACCAAAATTCATCTTGCTGCACACTCTGAGGAAATGCATCACGCCCACTGTATACGCTGCTTCTTCTGGCGTTTGACTAACAAATACCCCAGTAATTTGTATTTGGGGGTTGCGCGTCCTTGCATATGCATTCTGTTGGTAATTTGTGTGCACTACATCATACTGACCATATTCAACCTGTTGTGCAACGCTGATGTTGGGAGTAAACGGAAACACGATACCACGTGTTCTTATTAATGCCTGTCCTGGTCCTTGGAAGGGAACGTTGTAAGCAGGTATTGTCCCGGTGAAAAAATTGTTCACGCCGAAACTTCTGCTACGGGTTTTAACCGTTAATGATGCTCTGAGATCTTGTCTTGTAACCATGTTGATTCCGATAAATACCAGCGTGACATGCCCTCAATCCAACAATTCAACGCCTTCTAACTAATATTTATCAGCCTGAAAACCGCTTGACTTCAATGGGTTAACGTATTATACTGATATCAACAAGGAATCTTAAATGGTCAGGAAGAAGTCTACAAAATACCTCAACAACAAAGATATGCTAAAGGAAATTCACAAGAGCAAGCTAAGTTATTGCTATGCCTTGGATGATCGATACAAGCATTTTGACAACATTGTTGATTCTCTAGAAGAGATCGACGACGAAAAAATTCATGAGGCAAAAGAAAATCACGCTGCGCAACTATCAAGCGCGGGATATGAAAAAGGTATCAATGCGTGGCATGATGCAGGTGGTGTGAGATCAACAAAACCCAAACAAGCTGATTTTCGTGTTGATCCCAGCTCTATCTCAGATGAAGACGTTGTGTTTCGTGTAATGACATATGATCATATCCCAGAAACACCTAATCGAAAGAAAAACCCAAAAACAGTAGCAGACCTACACACTCGCATCAACTTTCCGCCATTTAAACACTATGCGTTTGTAGATGGTGAACTAAAGGAAGTATTGCGTAGCCACTGGCAAGGTGGATTTGATAACGGTCATTTTAGTCAAACACATGGTGGTTTGACAGGCGAGCTGGCCAAAATGATGATGAAGTTGGTAGAGCGTTATGCAATGCGCGGTAACTGGCGGGGCTATACATATAATGATGAGATGCAAAGTGCAGCATTATTACAGTTGAGTGAAGTTGGACTCAAGTTTAACGAAGCAAGAAGTGCTAATCCTTTCGCTTACTATACTGCAACCATCACTAATAGCTTTACTCGTGTTCTCAATCTCGAAAAACGTAACCAAAACATCCGTGACGACATGTTACAGGATGGCGGATACATGCCCAGCTTCAACCGTCAGCTAGACGATGAAGCTGCCCAGCAACGTTCTCGGGATGAGGATGAAGAAAAAAAACAAGAAGAATTAAGAAATGCCGGATACAATACTATTTAGGAGAAAATATGTCACAAAAACGAACATACAAGATTGAAAATTGGCCCGAATTGTCTGAGTTTATTGAGATGCATAATATTCGCCCTGTCGGGGATACAGTTGGTGGTAGTGGTTCGTCAATTGCTGACATTGTGTATCAAATTGACGATCAGTTTGACAAGGCTACGCCAAGAGAAGATGGGTCTCGAATTATCCGACTCCATTTAATGGGTGTTGCTAAGAACGGAAACACTATGACACAAGCCATAAAACGTTTTGATGCAATTGTCACTTAGTGAAAACAAGAGGAATTAAGAATGTCAAATACAACACAATCTGAAGAATTTCTGCAAATGACTGTTAATGATAATGAATTCGTTGTCATGAAGTATGTGAATGAAGAAACTGAAAAATATCGAGAATATAAGTTTACCACAACATACAATGATGAAGAATATGACATGAATGTCAAATTTCAGACTACGCTAGCAGAAGATCTTGATGAGTTTTATGCAGCCTATGCAGAATCTGAACTTATGGAAATCATGAAATCTGAGATCAGAGCAGAGCTTGAACACTTGACAGCTAGCAACTAAGCTGTTATTATCATTAGATAAATCGAGGTCGCACTCTTGAACAACTTATTTGAACACGCCGCGTGTTTCACCGACATTCATTTTGGTAACAAAAATAACAGTCGCCAACACAATATCGACTGTGAAGAGTTTATCAAATGGTTTATCGACGAAGCAAAAACTCGTGGCTGTGAAACCTGCATATTCCTAGGCGATTGGCATCACCATCGTGCTAGTGTTAACGTATCAACTCTCAACTACACAGTAAGCAACTTTTCCAGGCTGAGTAAAGCATTTGAAAACATCTACATGTTAGTTGGGAACCATGATCTATTCTATCGTGAAAAGCGAGAGATTAACTCCATCCCATATGGAGACATGTTTGACAATATTCACATTATCAACGACGATGTTTTAGAGCAGGGCGATGTCGCCTTGGTTCCTTGGCTAGTTGGAGATGAATGGAAAAAGATGAAAAAGCTGAAGAGTAAGTATGTCTTTGGCCATTTTGAGTTGCCACATTTCATGATGAATGCCATTGTTGAGATGCCTGACCACGGCGAACTCAAAGCAGATGATTTCAAGAAAGCTGACTATGTCTTTAGCGGGCACTTTCACAAGCGCCAAGTGCGGGACAAAGTCCATTATTTAGGTAGTCCTTTTGCTCACAATTATGCTGATGCCTGGGATGACCAACGTGGTGCTATGTTTTTAAAGTGGGGAGGTGAACCAACTTATGTCAATTATGATGGCCCACGCTATATCCGCCTCAATCTTAGCGACCTGATTGACGCGCCAGAGGACTACCTAAACGAAAAAACCTATTGTCGGGCGATGCTAGACGTTCCTATCAGTTATGAAGAAGCAAACTTCATTAAGGAAACATTTATGACTCAGTTCAATCCACGTGAACTCAGTCTGCTGCCTGTCAAGAAAGACGAAATGTCAATGGATCCTGCACAGGACGGTGATTTCGTTGTGGAAAGTGTAGATCAAATCGTTTATAATCAGCTTCAGAATGTTGATAGCGAAATGATCAACAAAAAATTACTAATGGATATATACAACAATCTATAAGGATTAATTAATGACTGATCAAAAGAAACTAGACCAAATAAATGAATTGCATGAACGTGTTGGTGAATGGAGTGATCGTGCAAAACAAAATGGCACTGATCAAAGTTACGAACAATTAATGGAAGATGGTGAATTTCAAGGTTTAATTCATGAATTAATGGACCAAGATATGGATTCACTTATGTTGCTGCTAGGAAAAGCAATCACTGAAAATCCAGACACAATGCCAGACTGGATGGACGAGGCTCTTCAAGATGAAGACACAAAAGACAATGGATCTGAACGACCAGAATGATTCGGTTTAAGAATATCACAATCAAGAATTTTATGAGCGTGGGTAACGTTACCCAGGCCGTCAATTTCCAAGAAGCTGGACTAACACTTGTGTTGGGTAATAACTTGGATCTTGGTGGTGATGGTTCACGAAACGGCGTGGGCAAGACCACTATGATCAACGCCCTTAGCTATGCTCTTTATGGAAATGCCATTACTAATATTCGAAAAAACAACCTTATCAATAAGACCAATAACAAAGGAATGTTGGTAACAGTTGAATTCGAAGTGGGTAACAATTCCTATCGTATTGAAAGGGGTCGCGCCCCAAACACTCTTAAATTTTTGGTCAATGAACACGACGCGGTTGTGGAAACTGACGAAGGACAGGGTGAAATGCGTTTGACTCAGCATGAGATTGAAAATGTGATTGGAATGAATCATATCATGTTCAAACATCTCATTGCTCTAAACACATATAACGAACCTTTCCTTGCATTACGAGCGAATGATCAACGTGAGATTATTGAAAATCTCATGGGAATCACGTTGCTCAGTGAAAAAGCAAATGTGCTTAAAGAATTGGTAAAAACCACCAAGGATCAAATCAAAGAAGAAGAATATCGGGTCAAAGGCGTGGAGAATGCTAATGAGCAAATTAAACGTTCGATTGAAGACCTCAAACGTAGGCAACGTGTATGGAAAAATAAGAACGCAGAAGAAATCAAAGAGCTTCAAGAAGCTGTATCTGAACTCGAGTCCATGGACATTGAATTCGAACTTGAACAGCATGTGGCGCTTGACGAATACCGTCGTAAAAATTCTGAGCTGTCAGAACTACAACGCTCTCTATCAGGAGAAGAAGCTACAATTCAACGCGAAAAACGTAGCTTGGAAAAAGCTGAGAAGGACCTGGAAGCAGCTAAAAACCATACTTGCTATGCATGTGGTCAGGAACTCCATGATGATTCAAATGACAAAATCATTAAAAATAAAACCAGAGCCATAGAGGGACATCAAGCAGCCATAGCAGAAGCAAACGGCAATGTCGAAGAAATAACTCACAAGATCAAAGCCATCAAGCTGCCAGACAAGATACCCACAACTAAATATGCAACGGCGCAAGAGGCGTATGAACAACAAAGTCAACTAGCAACTTTGACCAGTAAGCTAGAAGGGTTGCAACAGGCAGAAGACCCCTATACTGAACAAGTTGCTAGTCTTGAAGAATCTGGCATCCAAACAATCGAATGGGAGACAATGAATAGCTTGCATAACTTGCGTGAACATCAGGAGTTCTTACTCAAGTTGCTCACAAACAAAGACAGTTTTGTCCGCAAGCGCATTATTGATCAAAATCTACAATATTTAAATAGCCGACTCAACTATTATCTTAACAAGTTGGGTTTGCCACACGAGGTTCAATTTCAAAATGATCTCAGTGTTGAAATTACAGAATTAGGACGTGAACTAGATTTTGATAACTTGAGTCGAGGCGAAAGAAATAGATTGATTCTTGGCCTTAGTTGGGCATTCCGTGATGTTCACGAAAGCACCAATACGCCTATTGACTTCATGGCAATAGACGAATTAATTGATAGTGGCATGGATAGCAATGGTGTAGAAAGTGCACTTGTTGTTCTGAAAAAAATGCACCGCGATAGAAACAAAAATATATTCCTTATTTCACACAGGGAAGAATTAATTGGAAGAGTAAATAACATACTCTACGTGGTTAAAGAAAACGGCTTTACTAGCTTTAGCCCAGATCAGGAGTTTGACATTGAGTAAAAATATCCCTAGCAAAACATATTACGGTTCACAACTTGACAGTATTAAAAGTCATTGGTATGATTATGATTATGTTAATGCAAACGCAGACTTCAATCATATCGATGAACTATACAAAATAGTCGAGGCCCAACAAACGACAAGAAAAGCTACAGAGAATAAAAAAACACAGAAAAAGATAACAGAATCATACAAATGTGGTCCTGTTCTTGCGGAGATGATAAATGAATTATAACACACACCCATATTCATACAACGGCGGAATAGTCTACGATGATCCTAATAGGCCGTATAGTGGTGTTGATACCAGCACTATAGACACCACGATATCAACATATACATTACCCAGCATGACATATGACTTTGGTTCTGACATCACAGGATTTAATAGTAAATCACGAAATGTCGGAGCGGGGCTAGCAGAGATGATTAAAGACCTTTGACCAGTAAAAGCAAAGCCAAGGGCGGCGCGTGGGAACGTGATGTCGCCAAATACTTGACAGAGACTTATGGCGCGCCATTCATGCGCGTCCCCAACAGTGGGGCTTATACAGGTGGCAGCAATGCCGACCGTAAAATTCTCATGAGTGATGGGCAGATACGTCACATGAAGGGCGACATTGTTCCGCCTGATCATTGGAATCGATTTAACTGTGAATGTAAAAACTACGCAAGTTTTCCGTTCCATAGATTACTATTCAACGAGCCGATCCCTATTCTCGAAGATTGGTTGCAGCAAATCAAAGATGCTGCGGACGATGATGACATTAATATTCTTTTTATGAAAATTACCCGTGTAGGTAAGTTTGTTGGATTTGATGCTACGTTGCCATTCAAAACCAACAGACACGTTGTCTACACGGACCAGGAAGGAGTTGTTTGGAAACTAACAGAATTTGATAGTTTCTTTGAACTCAATAGAGCTGCCTTTGAAAGTGCTCACAACTAATATAGGCTTATTAGGACCAACCTCAGAACCCTGACCATAGCGACCTCAATGAATGCCTTGAGGAGCCGTAAACAAATTTTCGGCAACAGATCTGGCATGTCGCAGTCATATACGCACTCAGATTGACACCTGAGAAATGAGTGGGCTCTCCTCACACGCTTGGAACCCACAGGCAGCATCGTGTAAGCCGTTAACAGCATGATGTGGTCCCGCGTTGAAAAGCTAAACATAAAAGGGTATCGCTCAACCGCCCTTCCCTGGCTATACAAGGTTGTTTTGGAACGGAGTGGCCCAGCTTGCTGGGTTGGTGACGGGAAACGTCTGCCATAGCCACACTTTGCCTCATCGGGCAAAGTGTGGCTATTGGTTCTGGGAAATGCCTAATAGATTCAAAACATTCAAATCAAAATGGAATGACAATTCGACATAGTAAAACACGATAAGAAATGCTGAAAGCAGATCGAATCGAAATGAGCGAAGCGAATGGAGATGAGATATGCGAATCAGCTAGTGATGCGAAGCATCACTATAATAGAGTGGAGTGGATGGAAATATACGGTTGACAACCGTCTGAGTTGATTAGAGATACTCGGTTCCCTTCTTGCCAGCTTCTGCTTTGACTTTTTCGCTTAGGCGTTCTTCGAATTTTCGTATTTTGGGCATGGGCATACCTAGGAGTTCACTAACAGATATCGCACCCTCACTAAAGAGTGCTATATCAAATACGTATTCCTCCAGTCGTTCTACCTCCACCTCCATATCGTGAATGTATTGTCTTAATTCACCAGGAGTCATGTGTATGGCGGTGGCTAGAAAAAATTTACTGGATTTAGGTCAATGTTTGCTTTGTATTCATGACCACATTCTTCTTGACTGCATTTGATGGTAACACTATCACTCATTTTTGGATCGCTCAATTTTTCAATACAATCTTTAATTTTTCTATGAGTATGACTATCCATGTTTTCTACCCACTCAAAAATGTGTTCACTATCGGTTACTTGAGTGTCTTCGTCCAATGTCACCTTTGTAATACAACTGGCAACTTGTCCTGTTTGAAGTGTGATGGCTTGGACTAGTATTTCATTAAACTCTTTAGCCTTTTGTTCGTCTGGCACACTATCGTCATTGATCATTTGCTGCATACGGTATTGATAAAATGAATCCATTTGTGCCATGATTTGACTTTGTAGTGTGAGTGGACGGGTTTCAACAATGATGTCGTCATCCAATGTTACAGCGTTGTCTTCAGTGATTTCTTGTGCACTGTTCATGATTACGCCTAGGTCAACATCATATTTTTCTATGTGTTTGCATTTAGGGCAAGTGGATTTTATCTCCAATGTTGAACCACTGGTTGCCATGCGAATTGCAAGCAATAATTTGTCGATATCACACACTGGTATTTCACGTGGATTTTCGATATCTGGCACACAGCTCTTGAATAGTTCGTATAGGGCTTCGCCGTTGAACAGAGCATCAGGAGTTTTGAGTTTGATTTCGTCAGTGGCAGTCATGGGCATAACGCCGATTTCATTGTCTGCACTGAGTTTTACACCAGAGTTATAAAATCTGCCACCGCTGGGCAATGAAACATAGACTTTCTTGTTTCTATATAGTTTCTGTAGTGGATTTTCACTCATTTCGATCTCGCTAAATATATGTAAGGATTACCCTACACTGGGTATTTATCTACGTATTTTAAGGGCTTTTCATGGCAGATGATATTGAAATTATAATTGGCGGAGAAAGTGTTCGCGTTCCTCGTTGGGCAACCGAAGAAACTGCTCGCGAAATGTCAAAGTTCAATCTCGCAAGCGCCAAAGCTCTAACTGAATTGGTCAAGCATTCAGGACGTAGTCAAAAGACAGTAGCGGACAATCAAAAAATATTGCGTGACTTGAAGACAGCTACAAAACAAGATCGGTCCGAAAGTATTAAAGCTGAAAAGAAGCTCAATGAATTTCGTAAAGATCACGGAAAGGCTCTGCAAAATGCTACCAATTCACTGAAATCCACTAGTAAAGATCTTGCAGATGCCTTTAATAAGGAAAGTCTTTCTGGCATCGTAAAGGCATTGATTCCAATCGGAGCCATCGGCGCCGCTGCGGGATTTGCAGTAAGTGTGCTTGAAGAATTCGCAAAAAACGTCAGTGAACTTTCAAATGTCGGTATTGGATTGGGATCTAGCCTTGTAGAATTGAGACATCAAGCCACATTAACAGGTCTCAATATGGAAGACTATGGCAAATTGGTAATGAGCAACGGAGATTCACTTCGTGCAATGGGTGAAAATGCACAAGACGGCGCCGCTAACTTCAGTAGGATTAGCCGTGAAGCAAGAGTGCTCGCAAGAGATTTCAATAACTTTGGTTTAACTAATACTGAATATAATGAAATGTTATTGGAAGAAATTGAAATCCGTCGCCGCAGCGGCATGAATCAACAAGCAATACAAGATGGCCTGGCAGAATCAATGAATAATCTATTGCTTGAAACAACAGGACTTGCTGCTATTACTGGACAAGATCGACGTGATATGATACGTAAACGTCGTGAAATGGCAGACGATCCAGCAATCACTGCATTCCGTATGAGCATAGAGCGTGAAGGTGGCAGGTTGAGCGAGAATTTCAATTCCTTGGCAACTGTATTCGGCGCCGGCGGGGAAGTTGGTGACCAGATTGGTTTGGCCATGGCTCAAGCCATCGCAACAGGGTTGGATTTCCGCACCACAAATAATGAAGCAGTCCGTGCAATCGCATCAATCAATAGCGAAGCAAACACAATGTTGCAGGATATTTTTAATTTTGTTAGTAGCAACATGAAAACCATGGACACAAGTGAATTTAATGTTCAATTGGTTAGCAGATTGGCTGAACTGGGTGATGCCATACCAGCTGATGAAATGGTGCAGTTGGGTCGACTTGCACAGAGAGATGTCGATGGCGCGGCCCAATTGATAAGCCTTGTGAGTGAATTGCAAGGACTTGAAAAGGCTGTTGAAACCAATCGTGAAGCACATCAAGATGCAGCTCAAGCCACAATGGAGACTGAACTCCTCGCACTTGCAAGCCACATACAAGAAACCACTAATCGTATGAAAGATAGCACTTTGTCAACAGTTATTGAAAATCTCGGACTTGATGTCAAAAGTAGTGGAGGAGAATTGGTCGAGGCAATACGCAATATTTCGGATAATTTCGGACCCGATAACACGCTGTGGCAAGGAATAAAAGGTTCATATTCTGAAATGACAACCGGTATGGAAAGGTTTACTGATGCGTTAAAAGCAGCTGGTGTCGGCCTTGGGCTGCTCTCTCTTACAGGTCCTGGACGTAAGATGTTGGGTTGGGGATGGCGTAAAACCGGAGGAAGAATGCTTGGTGGTGCTAAAAATCTATTAGGACGGGGTTCAGGTGCTGCATCTGGTGCTGGCGGCTTATTCTCACAATTGCGTAATTGGGTTACACGCGGCACAGGCGCAGTTAAATCTGGTGCATCAGCAGCAGCATCAAAAACTCCTGGAATTTTGAGTCGATTTTTGCCGATGCTTGTAAAAGGCACCCGCGCCGCGACACCAGCTGGTGCTTTTGCAACAGGACTGGGAATTAAACCAACCGGCGATGGAACAATTAGCGGAAAATTTGAAGATCAATATCCATTTCCGACGGATGGTACTAACGATGAGCAATTAGAATGGCAACGACGACGTAATGAATGGATGCAACGTGAGGCTCAAAGTTATCCAGCTCTTAATACTCCATTTGAAAATAACAGTATACTAGAAAGAACTCCGGGCCCAGTTAATCCTGGTTCAATGACTACACCCAATGGTGTCAATGGAATAGAAGCAAATACCCAAGAAATGAATGCGTTTCTTAACAATCAAGCTGCACCTAGAATAGAAGACTGGTTAGCTCGTCAAACAGAACTGATAGAAGACACAAATCGTCAACTACAAAGACTCAATCGCACTGCTGAAGAAAGTCAATAAATACCCACAAATAGGAATAGATAATCATTATGGCAGGCTGGAAGAAGCATTTTCAAACATACCAAGGCACTCAAAGTCCACTAAGTGGTGGGAAATCACGCGGCGCAAATAAAACAGATGCATCGCGTTTTCAGAGTTGGCTACCAGAGGTATATGTTGGACAACCCAATCGTCTTGAACGTTATGTCCAATATGATCAAATGGACATGGACAGTGAAATTAATACTGCTCTAGACACGATTGCAGAATTTTCAACACAGCAAGACGAAGAAACTGAATCACCATTCATTATCAAATGGCATGACAGTCCTACTGAAACTGAAAGCGATGTTCTTCAAACCGTTCTCAAGCAATGGTGCCGTGTAAATGATTGGAACAGGCGAATATTTAATACATTTCGTAATACAGTCAAATATGGCGACCAACCATTTGTGCGTGATCCTGAAACTTGGAAACTTTACTATGTAAGCCCAGCTGACGTATTGCGTGTGATTGTTGACGAAAGTCGTGGTAAAGAACCATCACAATATATCATCAAAAATTTGGATCCTAATTTTCAGACTCTGGTTGCGACCAATCAAAAAGGTCCTGGCAACTATGCTGGAGCAAGTGTCAGTCCGACAAACATGATCAATTCAACAACTCAAAGAAATGCTTCAAACGTTACCAATGTAAACGGCGGAGCAGGTGGAGATGTTGAATTTTCAATTGATGCCAAGCACGTTATTCATATGGCACTAACAGATGGAATGGACAATGCTTGGCCATTCGGCAATAGTATTCTTGATGCTGTTTTCAAAACATACAAGCAAAAAGAATTGCTTGAAGACTCAATTATCATTTACCGTGTGCAACGAGCACCTGAACGTCGTATCTTTTATATTGACGTAGGTGATATGCCAAGCCACCAAGCAATGTCTCATGTTGAGCGCGTAAAGAACGAAATTCACCAGCGTCGTATTCCAACACGAACAGGTGGTGGTAGCAATATGATGGATGCGCAATACAACCCGCTATCAATCATGGAAGATTACTTCTTTGCTCAAACAGCTGAAGGACGTGGCAGTAAAGTTGAAACACTACCGGGCGGTGACAACCTAGGTGATATTGATGACCTCAAATTCTTCAATAACAAACTAGCTCGTGGTTTGCGCGTTCCAAGTAGCTATCTACCTACTGGACCAGATGACGGCACAGCAACATATAATGATGGACGTGTAGGAACAGCATTTATTCAAGAATATCGATTTACAAAATACTGCCAGAGACTGCAACGTATTGTTCAACCATCATTTGATAAAGAATTCAAATTGTTCCTCAAGCACCGTGGTTATGAAATTGATTCAAGTCAGTTTGAGTTGGACTTTGTTGAACCACAAAGCTTTAGTGATTATCGTGAGATTGAAATCAACAGCTCACGTGCCAGTGTATTTGGTCAACTTGAAGGTGTTGATTATTTGAGCAAGAGATTCATGCTCAAGAAATATCTACAACTCAGTGAAGATGAAATACTTGAAAACGAAAAGCTATGGAAGCAGGAAAATCCAATCAAGGGCAATGAAGAAGGATCAGTTGATGATGAAGAATTCAGTGATCTAGGAAACGTTGGTGTCCAGGGTGGTGCTGATGGCAGCCTAGATGATTTTGAAGCTGATGAAGATCTTGGCGGTGAAGAAGACTTTGATGCTGAAGCAGGTGGTGACGAAACTAGCCCAATAGGTGGCGATGAAGGGGATGAGGAAATATGAGAAGTCAAGAATTTCTAAGAGAATATTATGACGAAGAACAGGACGATTACACAGTGGTCAACATTGATCACAGACGTCGTCCACGTATAACTTTGCGGCATCTTCAAAAGCTGCGCAAGACTCGCAGCATTGAAGATCTTGAACAAAAGCAAAGAATTGATGATGTAGCATACATCTACGGTAGCCCAGACGCCGAAGAGTGATTACTTAGTCAGGTAGATCACGGAATTAAAACACACTTTTTGCCCTTTTTCGTGCCTTTTTCTAAGGTAAGGCATTTTGTTTTGTAAATACTATTTGAAGTAATGCAAAACAGTGCCCACGATGGGCCAAGGAGTGTGAAGAATGACAAAATCAAAACTCGAAAAAGTGCTTGAATACATGGTGAATGGCGAGGGTGAACTTGCCAGCGAAATGTTGCATGAGCACCTCATCGAAACAGCGCGTGAGATTTATGCTGACCTAGCTGAAGAAGATGACGCAGTGGAAGACGAGCTAGAGCTTGACGAAGATGAAGACCTTGAAGAAGGTTATCATGACGAAGACGAGTCAGGTGACTTTGAGGACGATCTCGAAACAATGGAAGACGAACTCGAAGCTGAAGAATATTTTGGCGAAGACGACGAAGAAGATGAAGCCGTTGACGATCTTGAGGGCGAAATGGACATGGACGTTGATATGGACATGGAAGACGAGCCAGATATGGGCGACGATCTAGATATGGACGACGATCCAGAGATGGGCGGCGACGGTGATGCTGAAGAAGCAGTCCAAAACGTCGAAGATGCTATTGAAGAACTCAAAGCAGTATTTGCCGACATGATGGGCGACGAAATGGGCGACGAAGAGGAAGGCGACGAAGTTGCTGATGAATTCGGAGACATGGACGCCGACATGGGTGACGAAGAAGATGACGACCTTGAAGATGACGACCTTGAAGATGATGACCTAGGCGAAGACGCAAAGCTACACAAGCAAAATGTTTCAATGTCAGGTGATGAAGACGGAAAAGCTTCACCAGTTCTGCAAAACCAAAGCGATATGAGCGGCGGCCATGCAAAGCCAGTCAATAAGTTTGGTGGAGACGAAAAAGGTGGTAAAGGTGACTCAGCAAAGAAAATGAGTGTTACTGGACCACAAGAGCAAAAGGGCAAGATGGACAAGAAAGTTTCACACCCAAGTAACTCAAGCGAAAAGGCACAAAGCCTTTTCAAAGACAAGAAAAAGCACTAAGGAAACGATAACTGATGTTTACACCTCTTAGAGAAGTTATTACGCCTGATGCAGCGTCTATTACTACTGAAAGCCATGATAATGGCCAAGGTGGCAAGGACCTGTATATGCAGGGTATCTTCATCCAAGGTGATAAGCGAAATCAGAATCAAAGAGTATACCCAGTTAATGAAATCACAAGCGCCGTTAAGTCGCTCAAAGAGAAGATTGCTGGTGGTTATACAGTCCTTGGTGAAGCAGATCATCCAGACGATCTGAACATCAACCTTGACCGTGTAAGCCACATGATTGTCGATATGGACATGCGTGGATCAGACGGTGTTGGTAAACTAAAAATGTTGCCCACTCCAATGGGCAACATATGTAAAACACTACTGGAAAGTGGTGTAAAACTAGGGGTCAGCTCACGCGGCAGTGGTAACGTTGATGGCTCAGGCAGTGTGTCAGAGTTTGAAATTGTTACGGTAGATATCGTGGCGAATCCAAGTGCACCAGAAGCATATCCGGATCCGATTTATGAACACATCATGAATCACCGTCGTGCTAATAGCATTTGGGACGTAGCAACTAATGTTCAGCACGATCCAAGAGCACAGAAGTATCTCAAAGAAGAGATGATTCGAATTATCCAAGACCTAGGGAGAAAATAAACATGCCTAAGTCATTTAAAGAAATCCTCGGCAGCGATGTTCTTAACGAAGAACTTCAGTCAGAGCTAAACGAAGCGTTCGAAGCACGTATTGCTGAAGAGCGCGAGGCTATGACCGCAGAGTTGCGTGAAGAGTTTGCGTCTCGTTATGAAAATGACAAGTCACAAATTGTTGAAGCAATGGACGCAATGTTGAAGGAAGCTATCAAGACCGAATTGGAAGAGTTCGCAACGGACAAAGCCAAGGTCGCAGAAGATCGCGTTCGTTACAAGAAAGCGGTTAAAGAGCACGCCAAGATGCTCGATAGTTTTGTTCAAGAAGTTCTAGCTAAGGAAATCGGTGAATTGCGTGAGGATCGTAAAACACAAAAGGCTAATTTTGGTAAGCTAGAAGAGTTTGTTCTCAAGCAGCTAACCAAAGAACTCAACGAATTCCATGATGACAAGCGAGCTCTAGCAGAGCAGAAAGTCAAAATGGTACGCGAAGGTCAAAAAGTCATCGAACAAGCAAAGCGCAACTTCATCAAGAAGAGCGCAGCTAAACTTGAAACCATGGTTGAAAATGTTATGCGTAAGGAGCTCACAACTCTACACGAAGACATTCAAACAGCTAAGGAAAACGAGTTCGGTCGTAAGATTTTCGAGACATTCGCAAGCGAGTTTATGACAAGCACTCTAAGCGAAAGCACACAGACTGCTAAACTTGCTAAAGAAATAATGAACCTAAAGCAGAACCTTGCTGAATCAAAAGAAGCAATAGAAGCTAGGGAACAACAGCTCAAAGAAGCAAACCGCAAAGCTAGAGTCGCAACCGACTTGAGTGAGCGAAAGCAAATTATGAGCGAAATGCTTGGTCCTCTAAACAGGGGTCAGAAAGAACTAATGGGAACACTACTTGAAAGTGTCAAGACTTCACAGTTGAAGACAGCATACAAGAAGTATCTTCCAAGTGTCCTTTCAGAAGACTCAGATGTTAAGACACAAGCAAAGAAGGCTAAACTCACTGAAAACAAGCGTCCAGTACGTGAAGTTAATGGTGACAAGGTCAACAAGAGCGCCCAGCAAGACGTTGGTGGCTCAGCTGATATCATTGAACTCAAGAAATTAGCAGGACTAAGCTAAAGGAGAAATTAAAATGGCAGACGTTCTATTCGAAAACTGGTCAGCAACCAAGGACGCACTCGTTGACGGCTTGACCGGTAACAAAAAGTCAGTTATGGAAACTGTTCTTGAAAACACCAAGAAGCAGTTGTCAGAATCTGCAACAGTCGGCTCAACATCAGCAGGTAACATTGCGACACTTAACAAAGTGATCCTACCAGTTATCCGCCGTGTTATGCCAACTGTTATTGCAAACGAACTAGTTGGTGTGCAGCCAATGACCGGCCCAGTTGGTCAAATCCACACTCTACGTGTCCGTTATGCAGAAACATTCGACTCAGCAGTTGCTGGTGACGAGGCACTTAGCCCGTTCCAGATTGCTAACGGTTACTCAGGTAACGCTACAACTGACCGCGCTGAAGCAACTTCAGTGCTTGAAGGTCAGGCTGGTCGTAAGCTAAACATCCAGGTCCTCAAGCAGACCGTCGAAGCAAAGACTCGTAAGCTCAGCGCACGTTGGACTTTCGAAGCTGCGCAAGACGCACAAGCTATGCATGGCCTAGACGTTGAAGCAGAGATCATGGCTGCGCTCGCGCAGGAGATCACTGCTGAAATCGACCAAGAGATCCTAGCATCTCTACGTTCACTCGCAGGTGCTGCAACCAGCACATACGACCAGAACGCAGTAAGCGGAACCGCAACCTTTGTTGGTGACGAACATGCTGCACTAGCAGTGCTCATCAACAAGGCAGCAAACGACATTGCAGCTCGCACACGTCGTGGCGCTGGTAACTGGATGGTTGTTTCACCAACAATCCTCACAGTGCTCCAGGCAGCTACCACAAGTGCATTTGCTCGCACAACTGAAGGTCCTTTCGAGGCGCCAACAAACACCAAGTTCGTTGGTACACTAAACGGCTCAATGCGCGTTTATGTTAACCAGTATGCGACAGACGACAACATCCTTATCGGATATAAAGGTTCAAACGAGACAGATGCAGCGGCATTCTACTGCCCATACATTCCTCTAATGAGCTCAGGCACAGTGCTTGACCCAAGCACCTTCGAGCCAGTTGTCAGCTTCATGACACGTTACGGATACGTAGAACTCAGCAACCAGGCGTCAAGCCTTGGTAACGCTGCGGACTACCTAAACCGCATTGACGTTACAACTGCAAACCTAACCTTCAGCTAATAGCTGTTGTTTTAGTAAAAACAAAAGAACCGGCCCTAGGGCCGGTTCACTCTTGATCGAAATGGTTACTAGTTACTCTGATCCCCTATGGCCGCAACGCGACCTCAGGTGCACTAGGGTCAGTGACCAGCTGTAATAGTCCGGTCTCACCTGTGCCTAACGCTAGTTACTTTATTCAACGCCCCATATCCCTCGGAGCCGCTTAATATGTATTCAATATAAGCGATAAATACCAGGAAGTCAATAGGAATCTTCACAAAAATGCCAATTAATTTAAATCATAATGGTAACCTGATCTCAACTGAAGACGAGACACTCACATTCGATATTCTAGGTGCTGTCAAGTTACCAGTAGGCACAACAGGTAATCGACCATCTGGTGTTGATGGTATGATACGTTTCAATTCTGACCTTGGTCAGTTTGAAGGATATAACTCAGGCTGGGGCGCGATCGGGGGAGGAAGTGGCGGAGACGTTGACAGTGTAAATGGACAAACAGGTGTTGTGGTATTGGATCCAGATGATCTAGATGACACCTCAACAACCAACAAGTTTACAACCGCAAGCGACATCTCAAAGCTAGCAGGAGTGGAAGCAGGCGCAACTGCCGATCAAACAGATGCAGAGATAAAGACTGCTTATGAAAATAATGCTGATACCAATGCCTTTACTGATGCTGAACAAACAAAACTAGCAGGAGTGGAAGCACTAGCAGATGTGACTGATACTGCCAATGTTACATCAGCAGGTGCCCTAATGGACAGCGAAGTAACAAATCTAGCTGATGTCAAGGCATTTGATCCGGCTGACTATGCTACTGCCGCACAGGGCGATTTGGCAGACACAGCACTACAGGATCTTTCAGGTAGTTCAACTACCGATCTAAGTGAGGGAACAAACCTTTACTTCACCAATGAACGAGTAGACGATAGAGTTGACAGTCTACTGGTTGGTGGAACAAACATTACCCTCACATATGATGATGTGTCAGGAACACTGACTATTGATGCGGCAGGCGGAACGGCTCCAGTTGATAGTGTAAATGGACAAACAGGTGTTGTGGTATTGGACCCAGATGATCTAGATGACACCTCAACAACCAACAAGTTTACAACGGCAGGTGACATCTCAAAACTAGCAGGTATTGAAACTGGTGCGACAGCAGACCAAACAGATGCTGAGATCAAGACTGCTTATGAAAATAATGTTAATACAAATGCCTTTACAGATAGCGAACAAACAAAACTAGCAGGTATTGAAACTGGCGCTGATGTAACTGATACTGCTAATGTTACATCAGCAGGGGCACTCATGGATAGTGAGGTAACCAACCTAGCAGCAGTTAAGGCATTTGATCCGGCTGACTATGCCACAGCAGCACAGGGCGATTTGGCAGACACAGCACTTCAAGACTTGAGTGGCAATTCTACAACAGATCTAAGTGAAGGAACAAATCTCTACTACACAGATGAACGAGTAGACGATAGAGTTGCAGCACTTCTCGTTGAAGGCGATGCCATTAACTTAACATATAATGATGTGGCAGGAACACTCACAGTGGCCGTTCCAGATCAAGCTATTACTTTTGCCAAGATGCAGCACATTGCTACCAATCGCATACTTGGTCGTGACAGTAGTGGCACAGGCGATATTGAAGCACTCACAGGCCCTGCGGCAACTGATCTACTGCGCACATTCAACATTAGTAACAGTGGTATTGTCCCTAGCTCAGGTGGAGGTACAACCAACTTTTTGAGAGCAGATGGAAGTTGGGCAGAGCCCGCATACTACAACACTTTCAATACAGACTTTGATACAAGACTAGGGACCAAGGATACAGACGATCTAAGTGAAGGAACAAATCTCTACTATACAGATGAACGAGTAGACGATAGAGTTGATAGCCTACTCACAGCGGGCTCAAATGTAACACTTACATATAACGATGTGGCTGGAACATTGACTATTGATGCCGGCGGAGATGTTGACAGTGTCAACGGATTGACGGGTGCTGTGGTATTGGACCCAGATGATTTAGATGACACTTCTACCACAAATAAGTTTACAACCGCAGGCGACATCTCAAAGCTAGCAGGCATTGAAGCACTAGCAGATGTAACTGATACTGTTAATGTGGCAGCCGCAGGCGCTGTTATGGATAGTGACTTTTCTACAAATGGATTTATGCGCAGGACAGGTGCTGGCACATACACTAACGATGCCAACATTGATCTTGCAAGTCAAGTAACTGGAAATCTTCCAGTATCAAACCTCAACGGTGGAACAGGAGCGAGTTCTTCAACATACTGGAGAGGAGATGGAACATGGGCTAGCATTGCTGGAGGAGGGGATGTAAACAAAGTAGGCACACCAGTTGACAACCAAGTTGGCGTATGGACTGGTGATGGCACTATTGAAGGCACAACCGGACTTACCTACAATGGAGCCGCACTTGATATTACAGGCAATATCACAGTAAGTGGAACAGTTGATGGCAGAGACCTCGCATCTGATGGCACCAAGCTAGATGGCATAGAGGCACTGGCTGATGTAACTGACACTGCCAATGTTACAGCGGCTGGAGCATTAATGGACAGTGAGGTAACCAACCTAGCAGCAGTTAAGGCATTCGACCCAGCTGATTATGTAGATTTAACAAGCAATCAAACAATTGGCGGCAACAAGACATTCGCTGACAACATCAATCTCACTAGAAGCACAGGAACAGCACCACACTTTATCCAGATCGGTGAAGGTAGAACAGGCGACGGCAATGCATTTATCGATCTTGTTGGAGGAACTACCTACACAGATTATGGATTTAGAATTCTAAGAGCCAGCGAAGGCAATACAAGCCTGTTTCATAGAGGAACAGACTCACTAATAATGAGAACCATTGATGCTGCTGATATACAGTTTCAAACAGATGGCGCTAATAATAGATTGGTTGTCAAATCTGATGGTTTGATTGGTATTGGAACTGGTGCACCCGCTGTTAGTCTTGATATCAGCGCAACTGATGCCATCCGGTTGCCTGTAGGAACAGATGCACAAAGACCAACTGGTGCTGATGGATATATCCGTTATAACTCAACAAATAATGAGTTTGAAGGATATTCAAATAGTTCTTGGGCCGCACTTGGCGGCGGAGGCGGCGCCGGTCTTTTCAAAGGCGAGAATGGTGAAGTTGGATCAGCACCAGGAGATATCTTCCGTGTCAATGAGCAAGTCCTCAATACAGATGTAACCATAGATGCCAACGAGAATGCCAGCGCAGCAGGACCACTTGAAATTGCTACTGGAACTACCATTACTGTAAATGGAAATTTATCCATTGTTTAAGGAGGACATATGAGCACATTACAAATTGGATCACTTCAAGATCTGGACGGAAACAATATGAATGAGAGAGTGCTACTTGACAGCTTCTTCCGGGGAAGTGAAGGGGAATTGAATACTGATTATCTTGGATTTGACATCCAACCATATGATGGTGACTATGATTATCTTGAGATGGAAATTTTTGCCATCAGTGGAGGATTCGGGACCGATATAGAATTCCGTGTAGCAACAAACACTGGTAGCACCCCTACATGGATTACCACAAATGATTACTCTTATATTTCATATGGTGTAAATAACACAGGCGCTTTTTTTGGGACTAATTCAACTGGGGGAGACAGTATTAAAAACAGCATATCTAGCAACACCTCAGGTGATGAAACCTTGAGAACGCTCATCTTCGATCCATATGCAGCGGCACCAACTCACTTTGAGTTTAGTGGCGCCTTGTATTCAAATAGGTTCCGAGCCACTGGCGCCTACAATCCCTCAACCAAGATCACATTCGTATCTTTACATGAGCCCGGCGGTGATTTAACCTCGATAGGCATGTCTCTTTATGGAAGGAACTATTAATGACAACTACCATTGACGATCTTCTTGACGGCAACGGCGAAAGCATATACCGGGACTGGTCCTATGTGGATAGTATTGACTTTGGGTCCCTTCCTGGTAGCACTGTTGGTGATCCCAGAATGCCTGGGTGGGATGGTATTGATGTAATCGAACGGACATTTGGATTCACTCCAAATGAAGAAGACTTAAATCTATTCGAATTCAGAATACTTTGTCTTAACCTACACACAACGGTTGATGCGAGGAGATTCCAACTGGTTCCACTGTCAAGAGGAACTAATGGTCACCGACTTGCCCCTATACTTAATGATGGAAATAAGAGCTGGAGTTATATCGAACTCCAAGCTGATGGAACCCCTGATGTTGATACCCCTGGAGGAAGTGGACAGAACGATGCCATGCTACACCCGGCTGATATTCGAGATGAGGATACAGCAGGTGGATGGAGTGGTGAAATTTATGTGGCCCTAGGAAAATTTTTCGCATTCTCATCAATGGGAGTTCAACTTAATGGGAGTGATAATGTATTTGTCATGCCAAGTGGTGGAGGTAGTCATGTAGCCCTTGCAAATCCCGCTGTGGGATTTGCATTTATGACAGAGAACGACGAGACTATTACAGGTAGAGCTGTGCTATATGTGAGACAAAAACCAACAAACAACATGGGAAGAGTAGGACAAAGCCTATGAGTGGAACACTAAGAACTAATGAATTACGATACCGCGGAAAGGGAATCTATCGTCCGGCTGAGATACGACTAGATGCACAAAACTTTTCTGCGACCAGTGTGATCTTTAATCTAGATGGATCATATCCGGTTTATGTTGTCCGTTTCGTGAATACTGTATTTGCATCAAATGATGGTGTTTTTGAAATGGAAACATCAACAGATAACGGAGTCTCATGGGACAGCACGAGTGGTGATTACTCAACTATTGCCCAAAGCAGAGATGGCGCTGGAAACAGTTTATATACTGAGGTTGATAATCGTTTAATCTTCAATGCTTCAGGTGAAGGAATTGGTAATGATGGTGCAAGGGATGGTCTCAGACTAGAGATGTTGATTTTTAATGCCAATGAGGCTGGAGCCTATACGGGATTTGTGGGTGCTGGAAGTTATCACTCAACAGTTGCTAACGGTGATCGACCAGTGCTTTGTCAGTTTGGCGGAATGCGCTTTACTACTAGTGATATAACAAATCTAAGATTCCAGATGCCAGCTAGTGTTATGACTGGACGAGGATTTTTATACGGAATTAAAGAGTATTGATCCACGACGAGAAAAAACAGATAATTAAGATAGTAAGACAGGATAGAATCCAGAAAAGGCAAGAGTAAGTAAATATGGCACAAGTTTCAAACAGCACCTTTAGAACATTAACAGATACATTGTTCGCAACGAACGCAACAGGCGGAATTACCGCTGAGGATTTACGCACACATTTTGATAATATATCAGACAGTGTTCCATTCAAAATTACAGGCAAAACTGCCGCGCCCACTGTTAACGATGATGTTGACGGTAGTGGTGGTAATGGTAAATTTGCTGTTGGTGATTTTTGGATTGATGAAACAAATGATGCAATATATGTCTGTTTGGACAACACAAATGTTACCGCTGTTTGGGAGCAAATAAATGATGGTAATGTTGATTTAAGTGGTAATGATACCGGAGATTTAGCAGAAGGTAGTAATCTTTATTTTACAGACGAAAGAGTAGACGACCGTGTTGCTGCAATGTTAGCTGGTGGAACAAATATTGGATTAAGTTACGATGATGGTTCTAACCTACTAACAATCAATGGACCATCAACCACCGCACAAATATCTGAGGGTAGCAATCTATATTACACAGATGAACGAGTAGACGATCGAGTAAATGATCTTCTTGTTGCTGGATCAAATATCACACTTACATATGATGATGGTGCTGGAACAATTACTATTGATTCCTCGGGTGGAGGTGGATCTTTTGCTGTAGAAGATGATGGTGTGAGCATCGTAGGAACAGCATCAACATTGAACTTCACAGGTTCTAGTGTTACGGTTACAGATGCTGGATCTGGACAAGCGAATATTGCTATAGAAAGTGGTGGTGGAGGAGGAGGAGGTTTTCCAACTGTTCTAGATGTAACCGCTGATTTCCTTTTCAATCTTGCAGGAATTGACGCAGGCACATACATACGACTTAATAACTCAGGTGGATTGCCTTTTGATGTAGAAATTCCATCAAACACATTTTCAGTTGGAGATGAATTTTATATCGAACAATCAGGATCGGGTGCATTAAATTTTACTTCTCTAGCAGAAGCTGTTACTATTTTAAGTCTTGGAGGCTTAACTCAATCAGCAGGTCAATATGGCGTTGTAACGATTAAGTTTATTGACAATAACGTTGTTAATATCAAAGGCGATCTAGCATAAATGTATTATCTGATGTCCTGGGCAGTGACAAGCTGATCGACCACAGTTTTGATCTTACTTATTATACGAGGATTTTGAAGAACTATTTTAGCGCCTGGGTGTAACGGAACTGGATAACGGTCGTAGTTAACCCAGGCGTAGCCTTCGCTTTCGCCATTTATGTTGGGTGTAAATTCTTGAGGAACAGTGGCGAGGAATGTGTCATACTCAAATGATTCGTCATTACTCACCATTTTATGTATTGGAATAAATTTAGTAATGTCAGGCAAAAATCCAAGCTCTTCTTCCAATTCACGCTCAATTGTTTGCACAGGAAGTTCTTGGCCTTCTTGTGTGCCTCCCCAAAATCCCCAATAATTTTTGTTTTTGCGGTCTGGTTTTCGTAGCTGAAGCAAAATCCTTTTTGTATTCTCGCTTAGTAGAATACATCCGCTTGCTCTGATTGTCATGTGTCTATTTATATGTAAAGACGCCACCAACCTTCTCGGTAAGTGCCTTCATAACTGTTCTGCCAAAACTCACCAGTCCACTCAAATTGATCTCCGGTAGCAGTATTAGTTACATATTCTGTGCCACCATTAGCACTTGAGTCAAAACTGACGACCCATGAACCACCATTAAATTCAATAATATCGTTTTTGCCCGCTGTAATGGTCCCCCAAATTCCACCACTTGGAACTTCGTCAAGCACAAGATATCTCTGTCCAAGAACTGCACTGGGCAAGTTGCCATCACCCGGGCCTGTATTTTGTGGATTGATAATAGCGTCAACCGTTCCTTGTGTGTTGTTAGGAAGAGTGTCTGCATCAATATTTACTATTAATCTTTGGTTATTGTTTGGATCAAAATCAATCGTTCCTATTACATCGCTACTGGGATCTGTTACGTCGTCACCCTGACGTAAACGAATCTGACTTATGCCAGGACGCAATTCACCATAATTGCTGAACACATCCTTCTCCCAATTTAGAACTGTGCCTAAACCACCTTGATCATCACCATTGCGTTGTAACAACAAGGCGCTGCCATCTTCAAAACGAATCCAATAATCTTCCAGTGTTGTGACCACAAAGCTGCTATTATCTCCTGTGATTGCGTCCACAGTCCAAGTTTCAAAGTCTTCCAAGTCTAGGGTATGAATTTGTGTAAGGATAGTATGGATGATATTCATACGCTGAACACGGACAGGAGGATTGATAAAGATAGGCATCTCAAATGTTAGCGTTGCGACATCAATAACAGTATCGGCTCCGCTTGGAAGACTACGACTTGACCAAGTCGTATTTGTCATTTCACAATATGCAAGACTGGTCCAATCCAGTGTGTTTTGATTTGTGTGTAGGTTGATTCCAGGATTGAACAAGACAAGAATTTGTTCAAGAAGCTGAAGCTTTTGATCAGTATTGCTGGTCCAAATGTCAACGTTCATGGTAAGCAAATATGGCACAGGTTGGTAACGCGTCACATTATAGCTCTGGCCTGGGTTTTCTAGATAGGTATGGCTATCCTCATCAAACTCTTTTTCTATTACTTGTAGAGTTTCTTCAAATTGAGGATAACGACGGAGATCTGGTTTCATTTCAAGATTGTTAACATAGCAACTAATGAAAGGAACAGTGTTTAAACTGTTCTCGCTATTTTCTTTGAGAATATGACCGACTTGTCTACTCATGTCACCATAACGCGCAGGCACAGTTTCGTAAACAGGATTTCCTTGTGCATCAAAACCTTTTTGAACTGTGAAATTTCCGAAAATTCGCACAAATTGCAAGAGGTATTTTCTTATTTGTTCATCGTAAAAATATTGCATTATGGATCATTTCCAAAATCTTTGTTATTGAAACTAACATCAAAACTTTCATCCAGATCAACATCCGCGTTGCCATCATAATCTGCTCGTGGACGAATCGCATCTTCAATGCTCTGGCGTGAATTATATTCTCGCCCTGTGGCTACATCTGTATCGATATTATTTACAAAGGTTGAAGCATTGAACGTTCTATCGCTCCAAGTGCGGTCGTCGATGTTATCGTATAGTCTCACCCAACGTGTATCCCTGTAAACAAAGAGACGGTTTGGACGAAAATCTGTGCGTATGTAGAAGTCACCTTGATTTGGTGTGCTTGGAAAATTATCGCCTGATGCTATAGTCTCGCCAGGATCCCAATTATATCCTTGTTCATTGACATAGTTGTAGAGATGATCTACAAGCTGAGTAGCGCCGCCAATAGGATCATTTCCCGCAGCACTTTCAACTACAGCGTCAGTGATATCCATTTCTTTGGCAAATGTGCTGAATACATTCTTCATACTGTCGGCATCATCTGCATTTCCTAGGATATCGTCAAACTCTTGGCTGTCAGTAATTGGTTCAAGCTTGGCACGCCAAATGTGTGGCCACCAAGTAGCACTAAAACCTTCACCACCTCTGTTACCATCACTAACAGTATAGAATTTAGGAATGGGCGGCGTGTCTGCATCAAGAGCATATTGTTCGATAAGATGCGGCAACTCAATAACGTCGCCACTCATGAGTTTACGTCCCAAAACTTCAACCATTTCATTAAGGTGGAATGTCATGTATAGTGTGTCGTTTGTAAGGAATAGGCCAAATTGTGTGAGGTCAAAGTCGTTATCGCTTACATTATAAATGCCGCGCAATTCGTATAGATCTTTGTCATACTTGCGGTCACGATTTTCAAGTAACAGCAAGTCTTGTATAGTTGTTTCGTTTATAACATTATTGTTTTGATAATCAGGTCGACTAGGATCATCTGATAGTTGTCCATCTTCAGGACCAACATACTTGTGAATAATTGCCCCCGTCCCGCCAACATGAAACTGCTCGCGGATAGTGCGGTCAAAGAACTTGTAGTCGTTGGTCTTATTTGGACTCCACATAGAGAGGCGAGGCATAGCGATTCCTTTCGGGTATTTATCCAGTATCGCAATAAATACCTGACAGCAGGAGCACTTTATGACAGATCGCGCAAAAATCACAAAAGAGATTGAGTTGAGACTTGGTGGCCAGATGGTTGACGTTGAACTCGACCCTGAGCACTATGAACTATCAATCGACAAAGCCTTAGAAAAATATAGACAACGAAGTGAGAACGCTGTCGAAGAAAACTTTCACTTTTTTGAGATTACCGAAGATGTCAACACATACACATTTCCAGACAATATCATTGACGTAAAAGATCTTTACGGAAGAGTAAGCGGAACAACATCAACCGGTGTTGAGTTTGAACCATTTGAAGCAAACTACTGGAACACCTTCCTGCGCGGCTATGGAAGCGGACAGAGCGGAACACTTGCTATGTATGACTTCCTAGCTCAATATCACGAAACCCTTGGTCGTTTGTTCGGTGCTGAATACACATATACGTGGAACCGCACCAAGCACCAGTTGATATTGCACCGTCGACCACGATATCCGCGTCCTATATACGCACATGTCTATCAATATCGTGAAGAAGACGACTTGTTTGTAGATCACTATGCGCTTCCATGGATCAAAGAGTATTCATTGGCTATGAGCAAGTTCATGCTGGGCGAAGCTCGTGGCAAGTTTGCAACTGTTGCTGGTCCACAGGGAGGCACTACGCTAAATGGCGATCAACTCAAAGCTGATGCAGCAGAAACCATGGCTCAGCTAGAAGAAGATATCAAGCTCTACAAAGAAGGTAGTGCTGGGCTTGGAATCATTATAGGATAAGATTATGGATATTAACAGAATAAAAGCTCTTGCGGGTGTTAAGGAAGCTAAAAAGACTCAAGGTTCACGATTGGATATTGTGGACTTGGATGGAATGACTGTGGGTGATCTGATCAACCATTTACAAACATATTATGATCCAACAGACCGAATCTCAGTTGAAGAAGAGTATGCTTACAGAGCGATTGGTGGCAGCCAAGAACCGCAAGACGTGATTAAAATTTATCCAGGCAGTTAAGTAGATTCACAATGCGTATTCAGGATATTGTAGAATACAAGACCAAAGCTGGTGACGATATTAAATTTGAGTTACACCAGGATTCTGAATCAGATCGAAATTTTAATAGTGAATGGATTGTGCACAAGCTGGTCCCCCGAGTCAATGGCAAGGAGGCTGGCTACCTTAAAATATCATACATTCCCAAAGAACGATTTGATGCCAGATATCCATCAATGGTTAATTATATTCTAAAACAATACATACCACGAGAACTAGTTGGAACACATTGGCGTAATATGCCTGACGAAGTCAAAAAAACACTAGTGACATACACAATTTTGGGTCGATATGTTCCGAGAACACAAGGGTGGGATCTTGCTTGGTCAGATCAAAGCAAGATCAAAGACATGGATAGTGAAACCTTGGATCATTATTTGGAAATGGTTGATGATCCAAAACTGAATAAGAATAATGCTCAAGAATTCCAAAAATTTAAGAAATTTCATGTAGACAAGCCTCTTGTTGATTATATTAGAGTCAATGAGGACTTCCAAAGACAGCGAATCGCCCTGGCTATGTATCAAGAAGCAGCCAAATGGCTTGACAAGCAAGGCCTTCTTCTCCATGCTAGTGGACTCCAACAGCCCGCAGCAAAAGCAGCATGGGAAAAAATGAAATCCTTGGGATGGACTGCTCCTGCTCCATCAGATCCTAGCCGAACAGTGATAAACCCAAAAAAACTACCTAAAGATAACTGATAACCATGACTTATAATCGATATTTTGAACTTGATCTTGAAGATCTTGAAATCATTGAGTCTGCACTTCGGCAGCAGCTATCAGCTACAGACAGCCCAGATCGCAAGCGTCTGCTTAACGACATGCTAGGCAAGCTACACCAGCAAAAAACGTGGTATCGTCCCAAAGGCAAAGAACCTTATATTTCTGGTTGACAAACCAAGGCACATTGCTTATATTGGTAGGGTAAGCAAAGGAGATATTATGTCCAATCAAGTTGCCCAAACCATTCTCGACCAGATGGGTGGACGTCAGTTTTTACTGATGGTAGGTGGCAAGAACATGGTTGCTCTCAGCGGTGATGGTGGACTTGCCCTACAGTTTGGCACCGGCGCCCGAAACCGCGCTAACCGCCTGCGTGTTGAATATGACCACAGCAGCGACACCTATAACGTTGAGTTTGGTCGTATCCGCAAGCTAGAGTGGAAAACGATCTCGCGTCATGAAGGTGTTTACGCTGACATGCTGCAAGAGCTGTTCACCGCCGAAACCGGCTTTCACACCACCCTGCGCTAAGAGGACGTGATGCAAGACGATCTTTTTGAAGGCCAGATGACCGACCCCACTGACATCCAGCGTTTTGTCTATGCGGGCCGCGCCCTGTTCACTGTTGTCAGCAAACGCACCGGCGCCCGCTTTACCTACCAAATCAGCCGCAAGCGTGACAAGGATGCAACCATCCGCTTTGTCAGCGCGCTCCGTGGTCCCAACAACGAGACTGATTACGGATACATCGGCTATATCGATACTCGTCGTTCTGGACAAGTGCTTTTTGGGCGCAAAGGCAAGCCTGATGCAGCAAGCTTCAAAGCCCTCAACTGGACACTCAAGCAAGTCTGTGCTGGCAAGATGCCCCAAGAGCTTGAGTTTTACCACAGCGGCACTTGTGGCGCGTGTGGACGGACACTCACTGTCCCTGAAAGTATTCAATCTGGTCTCGGACCTGTTTGCGCTGGGAGGCAGTAGATGCTGACTGAAAAACAAGAAAACCTTTACGACGAATATATGACTCAGGTTGCTGTGCTTCAGAAACAGGCGATTAAAGCGATTGAAGAGGCTCTGATATGGCACTATCCATATCTTAGTCGGGATGAAATACGTAATGGTGTCATGAAACGTAGTCAGATAGTTGAGGATGTTGTCAACACCACAGATCTTGTGGAATTGTCTAACCTCATTGAGGATCAACAAGATTATGTAAATGAAAGCATGATGAAAAAACTTTCAGAAAATCTTTAAGTTATTGAAGACCAAGAAAAATTAGTTTCACTTTCTGGTAGACAAACCAAGGCTTTTTGCTTATATTATATGAGTAAGCAAAGGAGATACACGATGGAAATGACGCTCGACAACGCAGTAGACGCCCTGGTTGAAGCCATCAAGGCGGACTACCTGACCTACACCCTGCGTGGCAAAGACGAATTGACTGAGATCAATGAACAGATGGTCGCAGAGTTCAACGCCGGCTTTGAAGTCCTCCCTGGTCGGAAGTATATCAAGATTGTTTCCAACCGCAGCGTTTGGGGCTTTATTGTTGCCACTGACACGGACAAGAAGTTCCCCAAGGGCACCATCCTTATGGCTGCTGGCTACAACGCTCCGGCCCGCAACCACAGCCGTGGCAACGTCCTTGATGGTGGCTACACCATCCAGTGGACTGGCCCGCTTTACATGTAAGGATTGGAAAATGACTATTTTCGAGAAATTTCATGTTGCGTCACTTGTAGCCCTTGCGTGGGACCGCAAAGAATATCGAACTGTTACCAGCGCAGAAGCCTGGGACATGGGATATGACGTTGAAGGATCCATGTTGATCTGGCAAGGAAACGACGTTGTTGACTGCACTGCAATCTCTGACGTTGAGAACCCCACAGAGGTTACGGTCGGCGCTGGTGCCGGTCCCAACTATCAGGTTATCGTTTTGGACCTGGAAACCGGTGAGATTAGGAACGATTAATAACGCCATGGCACAGAAACCTGCAAAAATCAAGATGCCCAAAGGCCGCAACCCAGTTGCGGCTACTTTGAGGGATCCTCGCAGCGGGTTCACCCAACGGACCATTCCTGACAAGCGTGAGACAAAAATAGATCGAAAGCGCAAGCACAAAGGACGACCTTTTGATGAGATATGATGATCCTCGTGCCGCCCTAGTTTGCGAACTGGTTGAAAGATTGCACAAAGAAGCCAAGCTTATTGAAAAGCGATCGCCCGACGTTATGGCGCTAGCAAAGCGTGACGGCTTCATGATCTATTTTCTTAACTCGCTTTACACAAGTTTGCCTGACGATTCAATGATGGTCGATCATTTTCCACAGGCTCTGGAAAAAATGATCGATCAATTAGGACAAGATGAAGCAATGAACAAGTTGGAATCATGACAGAGACAGAATTTGAAAAAAACATGAATGATCTTCGACGCATGAAATTGAAGCGAGCTCAAGCTCTTCGCCTTGTTGATGAATTCAAGGAATGGTATTGTAAGCAGACTGGCGAACTTTCCGAAGATGAGCAAATAGTCATCATGGGTTTGACTCGTGACATTCTGAGAGGAACTGAATCCGAGGTAGATAGGCTTACTGAGCGTATTGATGAACGAAACCAGCAAGCCCTCATGAGAAAACTTGAAAGACAATAAGTGATTGATTTTTAAGAGTTTTCATGCTATAAGTATGAATACTCTGGAGATCAAATGAAAAGAAGAATTATTGGTGTCTGTGGCTTTATCGGTTGTGGTAAAGGCACAGTGGGCGACATTTTAGTTGAAGATTATGGATTTACAAAACTCAGTTATGCAGATAGGCTGAAAGACACAGTTTCCACCCTCTTTGGTTGGGATCGTGGCATGGTTGAGGGTGATACACCTGATAGTCGTGAGTGGCGAGAAACACCAGATCCGTGGTGGAGCCAAGAACTTGGATATGATCTCACTCCAAGATTGGTCATGCAGCGCGTGGGCACAGATTGTATGCGTCGAGGACTTGATGGTCAAATCTGGGTCCTCATGGTCAAGCAGGTGCTTGAACAAAATCCCCAAACAAATTATGTGATACCTGACGTTCGATTTTATAACGAACGCGATCTCATTCGCAAGATGAATGGCGAGGTGTGGCGTGTTAAACGTGGCCCTGATCCAGAATGGGTTCAGAAAGCAATTTCTGACAATCGTTATGACACTGATTGGATGCGAGATTATCCAGAAATCCACGAGAGCGAATGGCGCTGGTTGGATTATGCCACAGAGTTTGAAAAAACGATACCAAACGACGGTGATCTATCAGAACTAAAAAAGCATGTTGAACGCGCAGTAGGTAATTAAGCACGTAGTTATCACCGTAACCACCCCAGATAAGTAGCCGCCCAATAAATACTGGCAGAGCAAAAATATAAGCTTTGACAGGAGATCATACATGGCTACACTAGTATCACCAGGCGTTGACGTAACAGTTGTTGACGAAAGCGCATATGCCAGCCCGGGTTCTGGCACAATTCCTCTAGTCATTGTTGCTACAGCACAAGACAAGACAGATCCAACAGGAACAGAAACTGATGGCATCGCAAAATACACAAAGGCAGCTAATGCCAATCTTGTTGTTCCAGTAACATCACAGAGAGAACTAACCCAATTTTTCGGAGACCCGACCTTTGCAGCCACTGAAGGTGCAGAGACAAGCGAATATGGTCTCCTAGCTGCATACAGTTATCTAGGACAAGGCTCACAAGCATACGTTGTCCGTGCAGACGTTGACCTTGCAGGACTTGAATCAAGCGAAACAGCACCAACTGGACCAGCAAATGGCAACCAGTTTTGGCTAGACACTGACGCTAGCTCATATGGTATCCACGTTTGGAGCGGCTCAGCATGGGTCCTACAAACTGTAACCGTTGAGGTTGATCTTGCCGCTGCCAGCGGTGAAGTTTCTGACCCTAAGTCATATACACCATCAACCACCGTGGGCGCAGCAGGAGACTTCCTAGTTGCCGTGCTAAGTGATGGCTCAACTGGATTTGCAATTGGTTATTTCTATAGTGACGGTTCAGCATGGGAAAGTGTTGACACAGCAAACATTGCTGACCTAGCAGCCACAGCAGTAACATATGCTCCACACTATAGCAGCCCATCATCACCAGCAGCAGACGACATTTGGGTCAAGACTACGTCACCAGGTAATGGTGTTAATCTTGTCATCTATCAGTCAAATAGCCTGGGTGTTTTCAGCCTTGTTGAGGTTGAAGGTGTTTCAAACGACGGCGGCACAACTTACGTCGCACAAGATGGAACAAGCGCAACAGACATCATTAATGACATGACCGATGGTAATATTGCACTCAACTTTACAGCCGCAAATGCTGGTTTTGAGATCGAAGAAGTTGATACCACAGCCAGTGCGATTGCTGAAGAAGTATATGCACAGGCAGCTGAGCCAACTGGAGATCCAGTTGCAGGAACATATTGGTATGATCCAACTGTTACAGATCTTGATCTTTACATCAATGACGGAACAGATTGGCTACGTATTGATTCAGCAGACGTAACATACTCAACAATAGAGCCAACTTCACCAAGCACAGACGACATTTGGGTTGAAACAGATGGAACAGAAGCTGAATATCCCAAGCTTTACCGTTATGATGGTTCAAACTGGTTGCTATATGACAACACAGACCAAACCACAGACCGTGGTGTATTGTTCGCTGACTTCACAGCAGACAGCACAATCACAGCAGGTGCCGCACACGATTCAAACAGCACTGACTTTGATTCAGCACCAGATGAAGCACTATACCCAACCAACATGCTAGCTGTCAACATGGCGCTGTCAAGCGGAACAGTTCGTGTATGGACTGAAGGCGTTTCAATCAACGGTGGAGCATCAACTGTTGATGCTTGGACCAATGCTGCCGCAAATAATGCCAATGGCAGCGGCGTGTTTAGTCGTTTGGCACAACGTAAAGTTATTGCAACAGCAATGCAAGCAGCAGTAGCAGGTAACGAAGATCTACGTGATCCAAATCGTAACTTCACCCTACTTGCGGCTCCAAACTTCCCAGAACTAACAGACGAGTTGGTAACGCTTAACAGCGACCGTGGCGAAACAGGATTTATCATTATTGATACTCCAATGCGTCTCACACCAACAGAAGCTGTTAACTGGGTCCAAGGCACTGGCGCAACAGAAAACGGTGATGAAGGTCTTGTTACAAAGAACACCTACAGTGCGGTTTATTACCCAGCTGGGCGTTCAACAACACCAGCCGGAACCACAGTAACCGTTCCAGCAAGTCACATGGTGCTCTACACCTACGCATACAACGACAACATCAGCTATCCATGGTTTGCTCCAGCAGGCTTGACGCGTGGTGTCGTGCAGAACGGTAGCGCAGTTGGTTACATCACAACAGAAGAAGAATTCAAGGCAGTATCACTTAGCCAAGGCCAGCGTGACGCACTATACTTGAACAAGATGAACCCAATTGCTCAATTCCCTCTAGAGGGTGTAGTTGTGTTTGGTCAGAAGACCCTGCATTCAACCAGCAGCGCATTGGATCGAGTCAACGTAGCACGTCTCGTTGCTTACCTACGTGAGCGTTTCGACGAGATTGCACGTCCGCTGCTCTTTGAACAGAACGACACATTGACACGTCAACGTGCCGTCCAATTGTTCGAAAGCTTCCTAAGCGACTTGCTAACCAAGAGAGCACTCACTGACTTTGCGGTTGTATGTGACGAATCAAACAATACACCGATTCGAATCGACCGCAACGAACTATATATTGACGTAGCAATTGCTCCGACCAAGGCGGTGGAATTCATCTACATTCCAATCCGTATTGTCAACACCGGCGCTCTATAATATACGTTGATAATTATGATAAATAAGTGGGGCAAGGTGGAAACACTTTTGCCCCACAATCATTAAGGATAAATTAATGAATATGAAATTTTGGAAGTTTTGGACAGTATTAATATTGACAGTGTTTGTATTAGCAACAGGCCAATATTACCTTGGATTGTTTGACTTCATTCTAAATTATGATCAAACCTACCTAACATTCGTTAACCTAGGCATTGCGGCGGTGGCCCACATCTTAATGATTCGTATGCATTGGCGAAAATCATATGAAGAATACGAACACAAAATGGTTCGTTATATGGGCGAAACCACTGTTTCGATTGGTCTCGTCGGTACATTGATTGGATTTATGATCGTTCTTTGGAGTGTGTTTGGGCCTGGGGTTGTATTAGATCCAGCAGATACTGTTGCAATGACACAAGCTCTAACCAGTATGGCAAGCGGAATGGCAGCAGCATTGATTACATCTCTTAGTGGTATTATACTATCAGCGTTGATTAATTTTCAGTTAGTGATACTTGAAGAATGACATCAGGAACTCTTAGATTAGCATTTTTGGATTTGGTATTCAACTTGTTGTTGGGTATTACGTTGATGTTTATTCTTGCCTTTCTCATGATCAATCCACCAACCCAAGGCGGACAAATTGATCCTCCCATACGCTTCATGGTCGAAATGGAATGGGATGATGAAAGTTATGTTGATATTGATCTTTGGGTCCAAGGCAAAGACAGGGATTGGGTTGGGTTTACTCGTATGGATGGTAGTTATTTTGTTCTAGAGCGAGATGACCGCGGCACACAAAATGATACTATCATGGTTGATGGTGAGCAAGTGGTAATATCACGCAATTATGAAAATATACGTTTCACAATTTTGCCTCCAGGTGAATATTTTGTAAATGTTCATTATTATAGCAGTTCAGGACCAACAGAAGACATCACAATTAATTTGACCATGCTGAATCCGTTCCGCAGTGTGTTTACAGACACGGTTACGCTTGACCCTAGTCAAGAGACAACAGTGGTGTCATTCATCGTCGGACAGGATGGAAAGATCACGGACTTAAGAACAAATGTTCAGGTGAGAAGAAATACGCTTCCGCCTTCAATGAGCGATGGGAATGACGAATGGTAACAATATTAACTCTCATAGGCATATTAACTGCATTGCTTGTTTCTTTTCTGGCTTACTGGTCACCAGCACATTGGTTTTTAAAATCTATCGCGTTGATGTGTTTTCTTATGATCGGAGTAGTCGCTTATGAGCTCTTCGTAAGGCAAATGGGGGCGCCAATACAAGCCAAACCCCAAGGTGAATATGCCTATGTTTGGCATGAGATAACAAACAAGCCATCAATTATACTCTGGGCGATCAACGACAGAGGTCACCGCTTGTATGAATACCCATACAGTCGTGAAGAAGCTGCAATGCTGGAAGAAATTAGAGAAGCCAGGAAGGATGGTCAACCACCACAGTGGTTGACATATGATCAGCCAGAAGGCGAAGATGATCAACTCATGGTCTTACCCCACCATAATATAATCAAGCCATAAGTGAAGCCGCTCAATAAATTGAGCGGCTTCAAGTTTACACTAGTGCAAAGCGTTTGCTACAGCTAATTGAGGATGGCATCACCGAAAAGCGAAAGTCTCAACGGCCGTAGTTACGAAACAATGCATATACCGGGCGATGGTCTAATACGGTTTCTATCGCCCCTCAGCCCCGTCCTCCAGCCTTATCTGGCCGTGGTCCACGAGTTTCTAGTGCTTAGAGAAAGAGAACGCCGTAAGTGTTGACAAAATCAGTTACAAACAGCGTAGAACCGATAACAAGATTTTCAAGAGTCATAAACATCATTCAGTTTCCTTCTTTATAGTTATACTATATAGTAAGACGTTTTGGCTGTCAAGGAAAATTTTCTCTAGATGATAAATACTTTGAGCAGAGCGCATTATGAGGAGATAGACGAATGGCAGTTCTTGACAAGCTAAGTGTCCCAGTAAACGGCGAAAGCCAAGGTACACTGATGCCAAAACTACAATACCGCTTCCGCGTTAACTTCATCAACATGGGTGCAGGCGACACAAAAGTTGCAACAAACAACGTTGTCAGCGTCACACGTCCGAACCTTACACATGATGAAGTTCTAGTGGACACATACAACTCACGTATCTACCTAGCTGGTAAGCACTCCTGGGAGCCTGTAACCATCGAGCTACGTGACGACATTACATCAGCAACTTCAGCACTACTTGACCAACAAGTTGCGAAGCAGATCGATATGGCAAACCAGAGCTCACCACAGGCCGGTATTAGCTATAAATTCCAGTGTCAAATTGAAAACTTGAATGGTGCTAACCCAGATCCAGTCCCGCTAGACACATGGGTTTTGAGCGGTGCATATATTTCAAACCTAACATACAATGAGACCAACTACGGCAGTGGTGGTGAATACCAGACCATTTCAGTGCAGCTACGCTATGACAACGCACAACACTTTGTTGGTGCAATTGACAACCTTAGCGATCCAAACTTTAGCGTTGAGACTGTCACACAAGCGAACGCAACAGGTTCATAATGCTAATTAAAAACGGCCGAAGCATTCGGACTGCCTGCTTCGGCCGTTTTTTCGTAAGGAAATAAACAATGAATTTAGATAGACTAAAAGCTCTTTCAGGAATCAATGAAGATGGAATTGATGACGAAAAAATGGAAGACATTGCTGATTTACTAATACAAGCATTTGATGGCGATCACATGTATGCTGACATCAAGAAAACCAAAAAATATGTTGAAATAGACACAGGCGTAAGTCAGCATGAGCTTCATGTTTTTCCTGAGCATTTGAATAAATTATATCGTCATCCCAGTGTAGCGAGTGTAACAATCTATAGAGACAAAGCGAGAGCATATCTACAATAATGGCAATCACCAATTTCGCACAAGAGGTTTATAGCTCAGATAGTCCAGGCACATTGGATCTCATTCCTCGTCAGAGGTTTAATTTCACATTGCAGTTGACTACACATGATCGTGCGATTATCAATTACCACAAAGTTAGTGAAGTTACACAGCCGAGTTTTAGTGTTGATGGTCAGTTGATGAATCAATACAACAAAAAGCGTTTCGTGCAGACACGAATCAATTATGATCCGATCACAGTGAGTTTTTATGACACATTTGATGACCAGTGGTATAATATCATGCGTGACTATTTTGCTCATTACTATAACGGAACAGAAGGTTTGACAAGTAGGACTCAGCTTGAGGGAACAAGCACAGTGGAGATCAACTTTGAAACAGATTTAGGTTTTACCCCCAATGCCACACGCAACTTCTTTCCTGAGATCCGTATTATACAGAATGGTATCCGCGGCCGTCACCGTGGTTGGATACTCAAGCAACCATATATTACCTCGGTGACTGGCGATACAATGAACTACAGCGACAGCAATCCAGTTCAGTGGGCAGTAACATTCCAGCCTGAGAGTGTTCAGACATATGTTGAATCAAGTCAGTTTGATGATGGAATAGAACCTAGCCGTTCTCCACGACCATCCAGCACCGGATAAGCTAAATACGTTTATGTCGACGTATCAGCAAGGCAATTATCAGCCTAAAAACACAGAAAAATATGTTGGAAAGCACATTCCCAAATACCGATCGGGTTGGGAACTTCATTTTATGCGTATGTGCGACAATCATCCCAACATCCTGGCTTGGGCTAGTGAAAGCCACCGTATACCTTATATCAATCCAATAACTGGAAAAAAGAGCAATTATGTCCCAGACTTCTTTGTGATCTATGTAGACAAGGAAGGCAAAAAACATGCTGAATTGGTTGAAGTAAAACCCAGTAGTCATATGGTAGGCAACGCAAAAGGACAATATGATCAAGCCATGGCTGTTATCAATGAAGCCAAATGGAATTATGCCAGACAGTGGTGTAGGCAACAGGGTATTGGATTTCGCATCATTACAGAAAAGGAAATCTTCAACAAACCACAAAAGCCACGCAGTCAGCGCAAGCCCAAGATGCCAAAAAAGAGAGCTCGTAAATGAGATTAGAACAGATAGAACCTATTGCTGAAGTCAAGGTTATGAGCAGTTGGATTGCTGATCTAGACTACGCTGGCCCCAATGTCGTAATCATGACCCTCAACAGCGGGCGCCGTTATCGTGTTTTGGGAGTGGGCGAAGGTTTATTTCGTCAATGGGTCCGCGCCCCAAGCAAGGGTAAGTTTTGGCACAGCAACATCAGAGGAAACTATAGGGTGAGCAGAATATGACACGCAAATTAGAAGATACCTTCAATTTACCACCAATGGATTTACCAGAAGTCAAGGAAGATGACATGGAAGAAATTGAAGGTTACACAGAAGATGAAATGCATCAGATCATGGAGAGGGCAGACAAAATCGATGCTGCCTTGCCGCAAGTCAGCGGGCTAGACAACGTTGATACAGATTATGACGAGTATGCACGTAAGGCTATTGAAACATTTGATGACCTAGTTGATTTGGGTAAAAATGTCGAGGACCGACATGCCGCTGATATCTTCAACGCAGCCAGTAGCATGATGACCAATGCGCTCAACGCCAAAACTAACAAAGCGCAAAAGAAGCTTGAAATGGTCAAGCTACAAATACAAAAAGCCAAGTTGGAACACGAGAACGAAAAGCTTGATTATCTCAAGAAACGACACCTCAAAACACAAGATGATTCAGCAGAAGAAACAGAAGGACGTATTATTGCAACACGTAATGATATGTTAAGTGATATACTTGCAGGCATGAAAAGAGACGATGACCAATGAGATTATTTGAGCTATTCGACTACAAGGCAGATTTTTGGGATAAGACTGTTGATACATTCGATAACCAGTTTTATGAAACTTATATCGACAACGATCATATTGAACTAATGTATCAAAGCAGCGGCAGCAGTTCAGAAGATTGGACGGTGGCCTTTAAAAGAAACAAAAAAACAACACAAACACATGAGGGCAATGCCAACAAAATATTCTCAGCAGTAATTAATCATATGTTAGAGTGGGTTGAACAAAATCAGCCACACACTCTTACATTTAGTGGTGATAAAGGCGAGTCATCTCGAACAAATTTATACTCTAGAATGCTTGATCGTTACGCAGGAAAAATGGGATACCGCGTTGTAACTGAAGATTTGGGAACAGCGGTATATTTTATATTAGTGAAAAATAACCAAGACACATAAATACCATAATAGCAGGAGATTCCTATGACCAAGAACCTAGGGCAATATTTGGCAGAAAATGAAGCGGTCCACGAATTTCGTGTGAAGATTGCTAGAGAACCAACTGATGAGCAGCTCGACGCAATGGAGTTGCACCTAAGAAAGTATGACGGCTTTGATATCACAACGCCAAAGAAAACAATTATACAGCGTAATCCACGTGATTTCCGCAGTATTGATGCCGCAGAGGTTTACATGGTCGACTTCAAAACGCGTCAGCCAGCAAGCCCACTTCAGTTGCTTGCTGAACTAACACAAAAAATGGGCATCCATGAACGTTTTCTAATCGTTCGAAACAAGCTAGAGCCTCTACATATTGAAAACGAGGCAGATGAGATGCCAGAAGAGAATTATGAACCACGCCTAACTGACGAAGAATACAGTGAAGTTGAGCAACCCGACCCAGAGCAATTTTACGGAGAAAAGTTTAAAGATTCGTTCCTTAAAGAGATTGCCAAAGAGCGTGCAGATCATCTGAAGAAAGCAGAGGACTAAAATGGATAAAACAGAACTCGACAGACTACGCCAGCTCGCAGGTAATGAAACAGCAAAAAAATTGCCACAAGACGAGTCAGGACGCAACATGTATCAAATCCGTGACCTAATGGAAGACGCACAGGATTCTAAAGAACTCGAAGAAGAAGAAGCGAAACCAGATTTTGCTGATATCGACGGCGATGGTGACGAAAAAGAAACAGCAAAGAAAGCTGCTAAGGATAAAGAAAAGTCTAAAAAGTCAGCCAAGACCGAACAACAGCAAATGCGTGAATGGTCCAATAGTATCTATAAGCAGTATGATGATCGTGGCCATTATCAAGAGCCTCCTGAAGGTGAAACAGTTGATTTGAGCCTACGTCGTTATCTCAATGCAGACCCACAAAAAGTTCAGATTGAAGAAGATCATACTGAAGAGGGTATGCTCAAGGAATACAAGGCACATAAAAAGAAGGGCTAAACGAGCTCTTCTTTATGGGTCCTGTTTGAATCTGTAAGGAGTAACGGTGAATACTGTAAATACAGATCTTGTCAAACGCCCGTATCAAGAACAGGCGATGTCACAAAAAGAACTGAGAGAGCTCGCACTTTGCTCAGTTAATCCGTTACATTTCATTAGAAACTATTGTTATATTCAACATCCAACAAAAGGACGGATGTCTTTCCAGTTGTTTGACTATCAGGAAGGGTTGATCAACAGCTACAATGATTATCGTTATTCAATCAGCTTGCTTAGTCGCCAGACTGGTAAGTCCACTTGCGCGGCTGCATACTTGCTTTGGTATGCTATGTTTAAGCCGGATAGCACCATATTAGTTGCTGCTCACAAACGTGACGGTGCACAAGAAATCATGACACGTCTACGTTATATGTATGAAAGTTGCCCAGACTATATTAGGGCTGGCGTAACAGCATATAATAAAGGAAGCATTGAATTTGACAACGGTAGTAAAATTGTTGCGCAAGCTACCACAGAAAACACCGGACGTGGTCTTTCACTTTCACTAGTTTACTTGGACGAATTTGCCTTTGTGCCGCCACGTGTGGCCCAGGAATTTTGGACCAGTATCTCACCAACATTGAGTACTGGTGGTAAGTGTATTATTACCTCAACACCCAACCAAGATGACGACCAATTTGCTCAAATCTGGAAGCAAGCTAATCGTCGCGTTGATGAGTTTGGTAATGAAACAGAAACAGGCGTAAATGGTTTCCGTCCATATATTGTTAAGTGGGATCAACATCCAGATCGCGATCAAGAATGGGCAACGAACGAAAGATCCAAAATTGGCGATGAACGATTTCGCCGTGAGCATGAATGTGAATTCATTGCGTTCGATGAAACTCTTATCAATTCTATTTTCCTCTCCGAAATGGACCTCGGCATGGAGCCACTGCGTCGAAGCGGCCAGATCCGATGGTATGATGCAATTCGTGATGAGCAAACCTATCTAGTGGCACTAGATCCAAGCCTAGGAACGGGCGGCGACCCTTCTGCTATTCAAGTATTTGCTATACCTGGCATGCGTCAGATTGGCGAATGGCAACACAATAAGACTCCAGTCCAAGGTCAAATCAAAGTATTAAAAAGTATTTTGGAAGAGCTTGAAGATGCTGCACCGAATAGTGAAATCTACTACAGTGTAGAAAACAATACATTAGGTGAAGCCGCCCTAGTTTCTATCGAAGAAATGGGTGAAGAAAATCTGCCAGGGATTTTCCTTAGTGAGCCAAGGCGACGGGGTAACGTAAGAAGATATAGAAAAGGGTTTAACACAACCCACGGCACAAAACTTGCTTCTTGCGCAAAGCTCAAGCGTTGGGTTGAAGAAGAAACAATGAAGGTTCGCAGCAAGAACCTTACTCGCGAACTCAAAACTTTTGTAGCAAAGGGAAACAGCTATGCAGCAAAGGACGGGGATACAGACGATCTTGTCATGTCAACCCTCCTTGCTGTTCGCATGGCCATGCAAGTTGCCAAATATGATGAGGACGCATTCACTGATCTCAAGGATAGTTTTGATGATGCTGAACTAAGACGACCCATGCCCATCGGAATATTGTGATGAGATATCGACATCTATTTGAAAATAACGACATACAGATGAAAATCATGCCGGGAAATGATCTAGCTCTTTTCATTTCCCGTAACCAAGATGTCAATCAGGATACATTTGAAAGGCTACGCTATCTTCATGTAAATGAAATGGATAAAGAAATACACATTGCTCATTTTGATGGGCAACGAGTTGTATCAAGTCTAGCATTACAAATAAATCCATATGACAATGATGAACTATGGCTCAAGCACGTCATTGTTGATGAAGATTATCGTAATCGTGGACTCGCAAGTGAGCTATATCAAGCCGCTGCGGATTATGCTAGAGAAAAGAACAAAGCTATCAAACGTAGCAGTTCAACAAAAATGGGTCAGGAATATCTATCACACGTTGTTGATCGCGTCAAGAGAAGAAACCCTAATGTTAAAATAATAGATCAGGATAAATAACAGTATGGCAAGTTCAATTGAGCATATTTCAGAACAGATATTCAAAATCATTAAGGGTTTTGGTCACGATATTGTATTGTTCACAGAAAGCGGCAAAAAGGTTGTAGATCCATCTGAAGCCCGCCGCTTCTATGCTAAGGATATCCAGATGATGGTTAACTTTGTTGCTGATGAATCATCTAATGAAATTGTTGTTAATTTGTCCAAGGACACAGAACCCAAGGACATCGCAGCAATGCTCAAGGGACTACGTAACCTAGCCAATCGTTATATTATTGAATACACAGTTAAGACATTTGGCAAATCAATTGGACCCAAGGATTTCGCATACATGGCAAAAAACAAGGTAGAAGAAGCAGCAAAACCGCTGGGTGGAAAATTCAAAGTAGGACAACGTGTTCTTCCAAGCAAAAGTAGCAGCAATGTAATGACAATCACTGGTTTTGACCGCGTTGAATATATGGGTAAAATGAAAACATTTGCTGACGGGAAAGATGACAAAGGAAGAACAATGCGCCGCCCGTTAAACACATTGATTCCTGTAGATGAATCAGTAAATGAAGCACGAGAGATGACGCGAGCAGCAGTCATGAAAAAGATTCGCGATGGAGAATGGGAAGCAACGCAGGATGTCAAGCCAGGCAAGCACTGTGAGATTCGCAATACTACAAATGGAAAGAAGATGCAGATCATGGTTAAAGAACACACAGGCACTCAGCAATCATTTGATCTAAAGGGTGGTTCGGCTATTCATCCAAGCTGGCAGGTATATTTCAAAGGAAAAGCAAGTATTGGAAATCCCAAGACTTGGGCGGCAGAGCTCTATAAGGAACATAAAGGTGAGCCAATCACTCGTGCAACAATTAAAAAGAAGTGGAAGGAAAATGAAGAACTTAGTTTTTCAGATCGTCTTTTGTTCAAGCCAAATTATGATGCAATCCTATCCTACTATGAAATGATTCATGATGGACAACCAGATCCATCACGGGTCAAGGAGAATGTGAAAATGGAAGATATTAAACCAGGCCAGAATTGTGAAATCCGCGACGCAAAAAACAATAAGAGGGTTAAGGTTATGACTAAAGAATCAAGTTGGGGTGGTGCACAAGCCGAAGGCACTGTAAAGAAATTGAAGGATGGCGGCTGGTGGGCAAAAAACCAAGAAGGCACGATGAAAACATTCAAAGACCATGTTCACGCCAAAAGGTTTGCTAAGACAGGTGATCCTGAAAATGCACCAGACCGTGTTGATGAGACAGATCAATTAAATGAATTGACACCACGACAGAAAGCTATGAAGCAAGGTGCAATTACGGATCCTGTATGGAGAAATAATCCTCATGCCGGTTCATATCCAGCTACTGCTGGTCGTATCCGCAGGGGCGATCCGAAAGATCAAGATGAGAGATCACAAAAACGTGCTGCTCAGGTATTGAAAACAAAAGGTTCAACAGCACCATATAATCATGGAGTTGACGCCGGCGATAAGCTAAGGCAAAAACGATACAAGGCTGATCAGAAAACATACATGAATTTTGATAAACGAATAAGAGATGTAAAAGGACCCGGATCAGATGCAGATCGTGCAGAAAACAGAGGGTTTACACGAAGATTTAAGAAAAAACGAGATCTTGATGGGGTTGATCCTACAGCCAGACCAGTTGGCAAGTTGCCTGAATCAGTTAGTGAGGGCTTCAGCGGCTGGCACGGATCAGCACGTAAAAGCGTTAACGAACTAGGAGACGCTCGTCTCATTGTTCGTCATAAGCGCAATGTAGATGAAGAAAAGCGTGGCGCAAGAACACGGCAGATCGAAAGCATCTTCATTGAAAATAGTGAAGGCGAACGTTTCAAGTTTCCAAGCAACAATATCACCGCTGCAAAAGCCATGGCCCGCCATGTTAAGGAAGGCGGTACGCCGTTTGATGACTTTGGACAGCACATTTACGAAACAATGGAAGAGCTCAATCAGCTCAAGAAGTTCAATCGTAAAAATCGTCGAAATGACTTTTTTGAAGACCAACAGATAGGCGAAGAAATCACATCACGTATCAGTGGTTTGCGCAATAACCTCAAGAAGATGGCTAACCCAACTGGTTACAAGACACAACTGGAAAGCTTCACAACGGAAAAAAGCGAAGTGCCGCAAGAGCGTATTGACGAACTCAAAAGTGAAACCACAATGACATATTTTGATGAAAGCATCGCAGACAGTCTTCCTTATGTTGCACGGGTTATTGAAACATACCGCAATCGTCAAGAACTAGAGCAGCAGGTTGTATCACTTGCGCGTTATGTAATGAAAAACAAAGACGACATTTACTTCAATCGTGAGGTTGATTTTGATGATCCAGAATCACCAACCAACCAGAGATTCAACGACCCAGCAACTGAAGTCGCAGCAATGGTAGACTTTTTGGCGCCAGCCGTCAAGGATGATGAACTCAGCAACATGATGATGAAAGTATCAGATGCAGTTCATGATCTTGGTGGAAAATACATCAACATGGCCATGCAGGCAATCAACGTTATCAAGCGCGCCGGTCAAGTTGACGAGCAACAGCTTGAGTCTGATAGTGAAAATGTTTACGAGACTGAGCTTGATGCTATCAACGAGACTTTGAACCGTTACAGTGATACTCGCAAACTCTTCGGCGCATGAGACTACATCAAATAACTGAAGGCAGAGACGCACCCCTATATCATGGGGTGCGTTTCGATCATGCAGCAAAGCAACTAAAAGAAAATCGAATCGAAGGTAGAACAACTCAGAGATTCTGGCCTGGTGGTAGACGATTGAAAGACGATCATCCTGAATATAAAGATAGCTTTTGGCTCAAAGGTGTTAGCCTTACACGCGACATCAATTATGCCAAGCATTGGGCAGATATCGTTTATGTTATAGATCAAACAAAACTGTCACAACGTTACAAGATTATACCTTTCAACTGGGGCTATGCTAACGCTAAATCAAGAGGACAACATCACAAACGTGAACGTGAAGAATTTGTCGTGCTTGGTAAGATTTACAAAAGCCTTCATCAATTCATTGAAGATTATAATGACGAAAGAGATGCACTCTGGGACAAATATGATGAACTATTATATCGTGGTCAGAAAGAAGCCGCTGAAAAAATCAAACAGCAAATTCGCGATATGCCTAATGCAATGGATGCATGGCAAGGACCAGTCAAGACCAATATTGAACCGCTAGATCAATACCTACTAGAGATCCGTGCTGACAAAATTCATGATAGATTGAATGCTAAAAAGTTTGAGATTATCAAGTCTCATCCTAAGTTCGCAGGATTTTTCTGATAAATAAATGTGCACGGAAATCAAAGAGTTATTGACACTCAGTGGTTTTTTGTGTATATTCAAGGAGTTAGCTTTAACTTGCTTGTCTCGAAACTAACATGAGCCGGATTACCGGTAACAAACATAGGCTAATATAGGAGAAATACAATGTCAACACTCGCAGAAATTCGTGCGAAACTGCTCGAGCAGGAGCAGAGTAAAGGTGGGAAAAAATTTGGTGGCGATAACCAGATATACCCACACTGGAACACCCCGGAAAATGAAACAAGCGTGATTCGTTTCCTCCCAGATGGAGATGACGATAACGATTTCTTCTGGCGCGAACGTCAGATGATCAATCTCACATTCAGTGGAATCAAAGGACAGGACGAAGCAAAGCCTGTCACTATCAAGGTTCCTTGTGTTGAGATGTGGAGTGGCATGAAGTGCCCTGTCCACGAAGAGATTCGTCCTTGGTTCAAGGACCCCAGCATGGAAGACATGGCTCGCAAGTATTGGAAGAAGCGCAGTTATCTATACCAAGGTTTGGTCGTTAACAGTGCATTCACTGAAGAAGAAACACCGGAAAATCCCATCCGTCGTTTTGTCATTAGCACACAGATCCATAACATTATCAAGAGTGCTCTAATGGATCCAGACTTTGGCGATCATCTTCCAACTGATTATGATCAAGGTGTTGACTTCCGCATCACAAAGACCAAGAAGGGTCAGTATGCTGATTACACTACAAGCAACTGGGCACGTAAGGAACGTAGCCTAGATCAGGATGAGCGTGATGCTATCACAGAGCATGGACTGTTCAGCCTGAATGATTTCTTGCCCAAGCGTCCAACAGAAGAAGATCTAAACATCATCTTCCAGATGTTTGAAGCAAGCGTTGACGGAGAGCTCTACGACCCAGAACGTTTCGCAGACTATTACCGTCCATACGGCATGGATGCACCCAATAGCGGAGCAAGCGACCGTGCCGCAAAAGCCTCTACGCCCAAAGCCGAACCTGCCGCGGCTAAAAGCGTGGAGACCCGAGCCGAAGATTCAGAGGAGGCCACAGCGGCAACAGCACCTGTGGAAACTCCAGAAGAATCTTCTGGCGGAGGCAAGGATGCGAAGGATATTCTCGCAGCCATCCGAGCTCGTAAAGAGGCCGGTTAATTTCACACTCAAACCCAGGACGGGCCATTAGGCCCGTCCATTTTGCCAACTGAGGAGAAATACATGGCACGAGCATTTGATGTAAGCAAATTTAGAAAATCGATTACGAAAAGCGTTACGGGACTGAGTGTAGGCTTCCGTGACCCAAACACCTGGATTTCAACAGGTAATTACACACTTAACAAACTCATCAGCAATGATTTCCATAAAGGCGTTCCTCTCGGCAAGGTCACAATGCTTGCAGGTGAAAGCGGCGCTGGCAAGAGCTTTATTGCGGCTGGTAATCTAGTGCGTCACGCACAAGAGCAAGGCATTTATGTCGTGTTGATTGATAGTGAAAACGCATTGGATGAAAGCTGGCTACATGCCCTTGGCGTGGACACTGACGAAAACAAGCTGCTCAAGCTTAACATGGCCATGATTGATGATGTTGCGAAAGTTATCAGTGATTTTGTTAAGGATTACCGCGCTGAATATGGAGGAGTCGAAGACGAAGACCGACCCAAGATTCTATTTGTAGTAGACAGTTTGGGAATGTTGCTCACACCAACCGACATCAATCAGTTTGAAAAAGGTGACATGAAAGGTGACATGGGTCGCAAAGCACGCCAACTAAAAGCACTTGTTACTAACTGTGTCAATATGTTTGGTGATCTTAACATCGGCATGGTGTGCACAAACCATACATATGCAAGTCAGGACATGTTTGATCCAGATGACAAGATCTCAGGTGGTAGTGGCATGATTTATGCAGCTAGTATTGTGGTTGCTATCAAGAAGCTCAAACTCAAAGAAGACGCTGAAGGCAACAAGACAAGCAAAGTTCACGGCATCCGCGCAGCCTGTAAGGTTGTCAAAAGCCGTTACAGCAAACCATTTGAAAGTGTTCAAGTCAGGATACCTTGGGACACTGGCATGGATCCATACAGCGGCCTTGTTGATTTCTTTGAAGCACATGACTTGCTCAAGAAAACTGGTAACAAGCTGGAATATATTAGCCCAGCCACTGGTGAAGTCACCAAGGAATTCCGTAAGCATTGGGAAGCCAATACTAACAGTTGCTTGGATGTGATCATGGAAGAATTCGACCAACATGAAATCAAGTTGGAAGACGATGATGATCAAGAGTTTGAAGATCAATCAACAGAATCATAAAATATAAATAGACCCGAAATGAGGAATAAACATGAGTCTACACACTACTGAAGTGGTTGCTCTAGTTGAACTTTGGTCTGGCATAAAAACCTATGTGCCAGTCAAAGATCAACGCAGCGCAGCGGAACACTTTATTACGTCTATTGACGAGGCGGGCCTTGTTGATCTCAGTGTCGCCGGGCCAGAACTATATGGAGTCTGTGATACATTTGACAAGGCACTGCGAACATATGTTCAGGAAAATATGATTGAGGATCAAGACCACGAAGACTGGGATGAATAATGTCTGGATGGTATAACAAAGTCAAGGACAACTTATCAAATATTGTCCCTGCAATCAGTTATTATGAAAAAGAGCTAGAGGAAGCCCGCAAGGAAACATTCTTGTCGGGTAACCTCGAAGCGAACAGCAAACGTATACCAGGTGATGTAGCTTATCGCTTTGCTCAGTTACAAGAGGTTGATGCTATCTTGGAATATCTCAACATCGAACTTCGCAAGATACATCGTGAGAAGTATCGCAAATATCTTGAGCACTATAACAAAGCACTCAGCAGCCGTGATGCTGACAAGTTTGCGGAAGGCGACCAGGACTACATTGACATGGAGCACTTGGTCAATGAGTTTGCACTCGTCCGCAACAAATATCTAGCCATCATGAAGGGACTGGATAACAAAAGCTTCCAAATTAACAATATCACCAAGCTTCGCACGGCGGGCATGGAAGATATCAGTCTAGATTGACATGTTGGCGTCGTTCATGTATAGTCAATCAGAAAATAAAGGATTCTAACGTGGATAACCTTATCCAAACAATCATGTATCTGCTCATCGGATACCTTGTTGGCATTTGGCTGGCCGCGCCAGGCATTTTTTCCTGGACGGTGAGTGCAACACAGTGGGGCAACATCTTGGTCTACGTCTACATGTTGTTTTGGCCGTTCATACTTCTCTTCCACTTTGTCTTGTGGATCATCGCTATCGTGTTGATCTTCATCGTGGTTGCAATGATTTTGGAACGCTACTCCTAAAAAAGTTGAAAGAGTGGTTGACAAACCAAGCTACCTTGCTTATATTGGTAAGGTAAGCAAAGGAGATGGACATGGCATCCAAAATTGAAATGCTCGCTGCACTGACTCCAGGTTGCAATACTGCGTCTAGCCAGCCTGCAACGATCAGCAGCCGAAAGTTTGATTTCGACAAGAGCAAGAACCTGTTCCTCGCCGAAGTCAGCGAACTCCAAATCCGCGAGATGGGCTGCTTCTACATTCGCAGTGCTCGCACTGGCGACACTCGTCTGTTCATGCTCCAGAAAGTGGAGCGTGACGCAAGTGGCGAGGACATTCTCGCCTTTCACTACATCAGCCCGGGACAAGGTCTCAGTGCTGTTGTGTTCAACGACTAAACCTCAAAAAGGAACTAACATGGATATCTTGATTGTTTTGGTAGCTTGCCCGCTTCTGGCGCTTGGAATTGGTTACCTCTATGCACTGAAGATTGGTGCAGAACATCGTCCTGAATACGATAAAATTGCTTGACGCCCCGGGGCGTCTCGCAGTATACTAACAACATTAGAAGTATTACAAATCAGAAGGAAGTCCGATGATTGGATATCGCCCTACAAAAGAAAAATATCCCCTGATGGAGGCACTTGCTGTCGCCGTTGCGATTGATCGCGAACAAGGCTTTATCAAGTCCAACCAGGGATACTACGATCAAGATACTGATCAGCGTGTTGATGACAACCGCACGGTTGCTCTCCGCACGTTGCGGGTTCGCCACGGCGCCAAACCACAGACCAATGGTGATGGTGTGGAACTTTATCGTGTCGAAACCACATCAGAAGATGAACAGAAGGCACAGGAAATCTTCAGCTACTTTGACCAGGTCTTGCTCATGGACAAGATGGCCGATAACCTTGTCAAGCATGGCCGTGACGGCCTGATCAATGACTACAATCTCCAGTTGAGCAGGATGTTTGACAAAGGTGAGATTGACGTTAACAAAGAGCTGGCTATGATTGTCAGCCTTCCCAACAGCCGTCGGATGGCCGACAAGCGCGACCAAATGGATGAGTTTTATGCCAGCCATAAAGCCAACGGCTACGTTGGTGATTTGCGTCAACGTATCAAGGTCGTGGCCCGGGTCATGGACGTCAAGTTTCTCCCCCGTCATCATATTCATCTTGCGACAGTTGTTACTGAAGATGAAAAGCTGATCAAGTTCTTCATGAACGAGAAGCTGGGTGATATGGCCCGAACGATCAATGGCAAGACTATTGAGATCACGGGCACGG